TATTAATCGGTCTGACTGTTGACGAAAAAAGTCCAAAGTTTCCTTACAACTTTAAACAAGTAACAAAGTTTCTAAATGACATCGTTAAGAAGTCAGATGATAAAAAACAGAAGATTAAGTTGACAGTCGGCGATGGTGGCGAATCAATAGACGTGTTTGATCAAGATATCGATGCAGTCGATGCACGAGCAATCTTTAAACTTCTTAAAAAGATTTCAGGAATAGATCATCAGTCAGTAATGACGAATGTCGTAGCTCACATTATAGATTCTAACTTTAGATTAAGGAATATTAATCTAAAGCAGGTAGATGATAAGTACGTAGAGAATGTATTCTTCTCAGCTTATGATCCAACGAAAATACTTTCAGACATTGACAAGATTGTGGTCGTCGATGAAGAGAAGGGTTTCTTTATGTTTGATCCGAACAAGCTATTAATCTATTTCAAACCAGGTGGAATATCAAAGTCTACACAGGGTCTCCACCCTGTGTCACCTCTCGGTGGAAAATCGAAGAAGTCATCAGCAAAAACAACTTCTACAGATAAGAGTCCAGCTCAGAAGAAGAAAGAACCAAAGCAAACAGATTTGATTAAGAATGTTGGTGGTAAGGAAAAGCCAGGTCCTGTATTCAAAAAATAAATGTCTTCTTGGAATGTAGTGGATAATGGAAGCAGAGAATTTTTGCTAATACATTCTAGCACTGCTATTCGTTTAAGTCCGTCTTCTAAACCAGACATCACAAAGCTTATGAGTGAAATGGAAGAAGCTGATGTTCCAATTTCATACACAAATGAGTTAGAGGAAATTTACTTTACAAAGATCCCAGGTGGAAATCACGGAGATTATTGTTCAGACAGAATAAGACTTGCTGCTGATAAGAAGACAAGAGAAATTCTAGGAAAGGTTCTAGTTCATGAACTTGCACATCATGTAGATGATCAGGAAGATATATGCTCAGATGATCGTCTTATGAAAGAAAAGAAGAAGAAAGCGAAGTATATGTCAGACACATACGCGAAGAGAAATGTGGGTGAATATTTTGCTGTCGGCTTTGAAGTTTATTACTTCGGAACAGATAAAGAAAAGAGGCAAATGAAGAAGAAGAACCCTTATCTCCATAGGACGATTGAGGCCATTCACAAGAAATATAGTCGCATGTGATTGGGCCTACTCGCCACCTGTCAACCTATTTAATATGTGAGCAGGTAATGGCACTCGCTGTAAAAGAAAAACTAATTCACTATACACACTTACACAAAGGAAAAACAAATGGATATCAATTCACTTAGAGAAAGACTCACTCAACTTAATCGCAGCACAAAGAAAAGCGATAGCCTCTGGAAGCCAAAGGATGAACACAACGTTCGTCTTACACAGGATCCTAAGGTAGACGACCCCTTCCAGCAGATTTTCTTCCACAATGAAATTGGTGATAACATGCCAATTCCTTGTCCTAAGATGAATCATGGAGAGGAATGCGCCATCTGTGAGTTTGCAGAAGTTCTAAAGGCGTGGAAGAATACTGACGGCGAAGATAAGCCCGAAAAGGAAAGGAAGGCTGACTTCGAAATCTTCAAGAAGATTCAGGCAAAGGCGCGCGTCTACGTTGCAATGGTTGAACGTGGTCATGAAGATGAGGGAGCTAAGTGGTGGGGTATGACTCCTGCTCAGGCCACTCAGGTTCTTGATGTCTGCATGGATGGCGATAGACTTGAAGAAGTTGGCGTCGATAAGGACGATAGTAAGAATGCCCTCAAGGTTTTGTTCGATACCAAGAAGGGATATGATCTCTCTGTCAGCTTCGCTAAGCCAGGAGAGAAGGGAAATAGCAAGACGTTCACTCAGGTTACTATCAAGGGTCGTATTAAGCCAAGTCCTCTTGCTAAGGACGAAGCTACTGCAAAGAAGATTGTTGAGTCAATCAAGAATCTTTCGGACCTCTTTCCCAAGGTTCCTTCTTCTGAAGTCGAGAAGATGTTCAAGAAGTATCTTGGCAATGGATCAGCTGAAGCAAAGACTGACGGCGGCACTGAGAAGTACGGCGGTGAAAAGACCAAGGAAGTTGCTAAGCCAGCTAACACCAAGGAGAGCGCAAAGCTTTCCGGAACGCGTAGTATAGACGAAGCGTTCGGTGACATGCTAGCTGAAGAATAATACAGAGTTCAAATGACAAGGGGGCTTCGGCTCCCTTGTCTCTTTTGATCCAGGAGAATGGATATGGGAAAGTTTTATCTTGTGAGTGGACTCGGTGCTGGGTTCGATGGTTTGATCATCGAAGGTAATAAAATTTCAGTGCCTGAAGGTCTTGAAGTTGTCGAGGTTGAAAAGATATTAGACAGAAGCATTGTGACTGGAGATAGGAATGTTGTCTTGTCATTTCCTCCAGGAGGATTGTTCATAGGGTGTGATCATCTAGATCAAGTAGATGATCCAGGCATAATGGAATTTGCCTATGACAATCCTTATGGAAAGTTCTTACTAGAAGGTCGAATGGACTGCGGTGATCTTCGAGTAACATATGCTCAGTTTGAAAAGGCAATGACCGTCACAGTTCTTGACACGCAGGCAAATAGAACTGTAATCTCGGAGAATTTCTCTAAGGATTTTGATGCTGTCAAGGCGGCAATTGAAGACGTTCTAAAGAATGGCGGACAGGAAGATCTTGTCTTTAAGCTTCGTGAGTTGAAGGAGATAGAAACAAATGGCTAAGAAAAATAAGGAAGAGAAGGAAGAGAAAGTAGAGGTAGCGAAGGAACAAGATTCCATGAAGCTTAGTAAGCTTCTTATCAAGGAATTTAATAAGGATGAAGATAAGACTGGCAAGATGGCTTGGTGTCTTGCTACCGATGAAGACAATCCCACTGACGTCAAGGAATTTATTAGCACCGGCTCTACTCTTCTTGACTATCTTATCGCGAATAAGAAGGGTGGAGGAGTTCCAGTTGGAAAGCTAACAGAGATTTCTGGCGAAGAGGCGTCTGGTAAGTCTCTTATCTGCGCTCATCTTATCGCTGAGTGCCAGAAGCGTGGAGGCTTAGCGATCTACATTGACACAGAGAATGCAGCTAATCCTTCATTCATGCAACAGATCGGTGTGAACATCTCTGAGATGGTCTATCTACAACCTGGAACAATAGAAGAGGTTGGTGAAGCAATAGAAAAGACAATCATTATGGCTAGAACCAGAGCACCAGGTAAGCTTATCTTGATCATCTGGGACTCAGTCGCCGGCACTCCGCCCCAAGCTGAAATAGAAGGTAACTACGATCCAAATGAAAGAATCGGTCTTGCTGCAAAGGCTCTTGCTAAGATGATGAGGAAGCTCACTCAGGTCTGGGGAAGAGAAAGAATCGCAATGGTCTTCACTAACCAACTCAGAGTTAAGTTCGGAGTGATGTACGGTGACCCTATGGGGACGACAGGTGGTAAGGCAATTCCTTACCACGCTTCAGTTAGAGTGCGGCTCGAACGAGGTGTGAACCTCAAGCCGGCAGGGAAAGAGGATGATCCTAAGTCTGCAGTCTACGGAGTTCATACGAGAGCCAAGACTGTGAAGTCTAGACTTGGTCCTCCACTTAGAAAGTGTGAATTCGATATCACTTTCTCTTCTGGAATAGATGACGTTAATTCCTGGTTAGAAAAGCTGCATCAGGTCGGAGAGATAGTTAGATCTGGTGGATGGTGCTATCTTCCGGCAGTTCCTTCTGGAAACATAGAAGAGAAGGGTGTCGACAAGGGAAAGGACTGTGGCATCGCATTCAGAGAAAGTCAATGGCCAGATATCATAAAGAATGGCGTCGATGTCAAGAGAACAAGTCCAGATAATGAAAAGAAGAAGATTGACGTGCATGTTGATGTCAAACCGATTGTTCTAGATCTTCTTGATAAGCACATGGTTGTTCGTTATGGAGAGAAGCCAAAGGACATGGTTATTGATCCAGAATCGTTAATGGATGCAGAGGCAGTCACAGAGGCTGTGATAAATGGCGAAATTTAAACCCGGCGAAATTATAAGATTCACTTATAATGCCAAGCAACTCGATGAAGCCTCAGGAGATCGCTTCAAGGAAGTTCTTGTTCTTAATCCTTCGTGGCAAGGAAAAGTTCATGGAATAGACATGAAGCGTCTCACTGAAGCTGAGCGAATGGCTCTTGTTGCTATATTCGATCCGAAGACAAAGAAGGGTTTACACAGACTTCCTATTGTCAATGACGTTCTAAGAAGAATGCAACCTCTGGTTGAAGTAAAGAATCCAATGAGCTTCTACCAGAAGTTTGTTAAGGTCTTCCTAAGAAACAAGGATGCTTACCGAATGTACGAAACTCCGAGAATGGCGAACGTAACGATCGTAAAGGATAGCGCTGTTCAAGGTGGAGTATATAATCCCAAGCCATTGTTTCACAAGGTAGAGTCTAAGGTAACAGACAAGGCTAGACTTGATCTTATTAAGAAGGTCGCCGCTGAAAAGGGTGTCAGTGTATCTCCAAAGGTTACTGGTGGAACGTTTAAGAAAGTGTGATCATGATTCCCGATAAAGTTCTTCTTATAGATGGAATGAATTTGTTTATCAGATGTTTTTGTGTTGTCCCAACGATGGATACAAATGGAAATCCGACGGGAGGAATAACTGGATTTCTAAAGAGCATGAAGAACATGATCAGAGATTCACTAGCTGATCGTGTTATAGTTGCTTGGGATGGAGAGGGAGGTTCAAGTAGACGAAGAGGAATTCTTAAAGAATACAAGGAAGGAAGAAAAGTTCGACTAAATAGAGAATACGATTTTGAATCTCCAAATGAATCTAAACAAAATCTCTCTGATCAACTTTCTAAACTTAAGCAATTTCTAGAACTACTTGGAATAATCCAAGTTGAAACACCAGAAACAGAAGCTGATGATGTTATAGCACTCATTTGCAAATCAATTTACCCAGATGTTCAGAAGGTTGTACTTACTTCTGACAGAGATATGCTGCAATTAATTGACGACAAAACAGTTGTTTATTCACCAACAAAGAAAGTTTATTGGACCTACTTTGAGATGGTAGACAAGATGAAGATACTTCCTGAGAATTATATCTTTGTCAAGGCTCTGATGGGTGATAACAGCGACAATGTTGATGGAATCAAAGGGATTGGAGAAAAGACAGCGCTAAAGCTTTTCCCGTTCATTTCAGAGAAGCCAACGTCACTTGAAGAAATTCGACAACATTGTATAGCAAACGCCAAGCCTGCTACTAAGTATCAAAGCATATTAGATCAGTGGGACCGTGTTCTTGAGAACGTGAAGTTGATGCAACTCTCAAGTCCTATTATAAGTCCTAACTCAGCGAGGGTTATTAGAATTTCGACACTAGAACAGCGTCCTAAATTCGTTTTCACTGAATTCAAACTTGAACTTATAAGACATGGAATCCAAGCATTAGAGCAGGATTTCTTTGGCGTTATCCAAGGATACAAGCACCGTGCAGAGGCTACAAAATAAAATTAATGTGTGTGACTCTGTAGAGTGTTATACCAATTATTAAACTTAAGCAGCTAACAAGGTTTCTAAACTACGATATAATAGTATTCACTGGAGGATAAAGGATGTCTGAAGATACGGTTGACAAGGAAGCAACTTTCTCTAAAATGGGAAAGGGCTATCAGGAAAAAGTAGTTCAAGCGTTACTTCAGGATTATTTGTTTGCAGAACAAATGTCTGATGTTATTCAACCAAAGTATTTTGATGTTAAGTATCTTCAGGAGATTGTAAAGAAGTTTTATGATCATAAGTCGAAGTACAAGACATATCCTTCACAGGATATCTTGGAGGTAATGATTACTAGAGAGGACGACAATGGTGATGCTATCGTCAACTCACAGGTTCGAGAGTACCTTGGCAAGATCAAGGAGACTCAACTCAACGGAGATAAGGGTTACATTGAAGATAGTTCTCTTGAGTTCTGTAAGAAGCAGAGTCTTAAGGATGGTATTGTAAAAGCGATAGACATGATGGAAAGTGGAAACTATGATTCCATTCAGGGTGTTATCAAGGATGCACTGAATCGTGGTGGTACTCGTGACATGGGTCATGACTACATTGAGGGATTTGCTCAGCGTGGTCAGAAGTCTGTTCGTAAACCAATCAGCACAGGTTGGCCTCTCATTGACAAGGCATTCAACGGTGGTTGGGAGCGTGCTACGCTATCGACATTTATTGCTCCAACTGGAGCTGGTAAGTCAATGTTCCTTGTTAACTGCGGTGCTGCTGGTATCGCCGACGGCTTGAATGTTGTTTATATCACTCTCGAGATGGCAGACTGGAAGATTGGTCTTCGTTTCGACTCTTACTACTCTGGAGTCGAGATCAACAACGTTGCTGACAATCAGGACGTTGTCAAGAACGAAGTGAACGGAAAAGTAAAGGGAAGACTTTACATTAAGGAATTCCCAACGAAGACTGCAAGTGTTCAAACAATTAGAGCATATCTTCAGAGATTGGCAGCTACAAAGAACTTTACACCTGACATGGTCATAGTTGACTATGCTGATTTGTTGAGAGGTTCTAGAAACACTGGCGACAAGAGATTTGAACTTGAAGGGATCTATGAAGAGCTTAGAGGTCTGGCTCAGGAATTCAATGTCGTTATGATTACGGCTGATCAGACTAACAGATCTGGATTGGATATGGAAGTTGTAACGATTTCACAGATTGGCGAAGCTTATGCAAAGGCAACAGTGTGCGACGTCATTATGACTGTCAGTAGAAGAATGGAAGACAAGCAAGCTCATTGTGGAAGATTGTTCATTGCCAAGTCAAGACTCGGTCAGGATGGAATGGTGTATCCATTCCAGTTGAATACTGCGACAGTGAAGGTTACAGTGCTCAATCAAGGTGAAGACCCAATTGCTCTATTCATGGACAATCAACAGAATAGAATGCAAATGATGGCTGACAAGTACAACAGATTTGTTAAGACTAAGTCTGGCAACGCATCTGACAAGTGAGGCAATTGACATGACTGAAAATTTCTATGAACCAACTGGGTTGGCACTTGAAATATTTAAGAAGAGATATGCAAGACATGAGAATGAAACGTGGCATGAGGCTTGTGATAGAGTTGCAACACACGTAGCTGCAGCCGAAACGAATGGTCATATTTCGCAGTACACAAAAGAGTTCTCAGGTATCTTGAAGAGGAATTTATTCTTTCCTGGCGGGAGAATTTGGTACGGATCTGGTCGACCAAAGGGTCAGCTTCTTAATTGTTTTGTTATTCCGACAAAGGATAGCAGAGAGGGGTGGGGAAGAACTGCGTCTGATACTATTGTAATCTCTGGAACTGGTGGTGGAGTAGGTACAAACTATTCAAACATTAGACCGAAGAGATCTCCGATCGCCGGTGTTGATGGTGCTGCATCTGGAGCTGTATCTCTTATGCGTGGAATTAATGCGTTTGGCGAGGAAATGAAGAGTGGTGGCGGGCGAAGAGTCGCGTTGATGATGGCTTTGAATTTAAATCACGGAGACATCATAGAGTTTCTGGATGCAAAACTTGATCTCAAGAAATTAAACAACGCAAATGTAAGCGTAATCTTTGATGAGAATCCAGAAGATTTCTTTAAACTTGTCAAAGAGGAAAGAGATCTTGAGCTTAAGCACAACGGCAAGGTAATTGGTAAGGCTCCAGCTGCAACGCTTTGGAAGAAGATTATATCAAATGCATTGAAGTCTGGTGAACCTGGTATTCTAAATGGATACTTCGCAAACAAGATGAACAATGTTTGGTACTTCAAGCCAGTAATTTGCACCAATCCGTGTGGGGAAATCTGGTTGATAGAATACGATTGTTGTGACCTCGGCGCCCTAGTTCTTCCAAGATTCATTGTCGGAGGAAAGATCGACAAGGAACTCATCAAGTCTACAGTCAGAACTGCTGTAAGATTTCTAGACAACGTTCTGACTGTAAACAACTATCCTTTAGAAGAGATAAAGGAAACATGCAGTCAGATAAGAAGAATTGGTCTCGGTGTTACTGGTTTGTCCACAATGTTGCTACAACTTGGTATGAAATACAATTCTGTAGAGGCATTAGAGTTTGTAGACAATCTAATGAACTTTATCAAGAATTGTGCGTATGAGGCAAGCATCGAACTTGCAGAAGAGAAGGGAAGCTTCCCAATGTTCGATGCAGAGAAGTTCTTGAAGGGAGGGTTCATTAAGACTCTCAAGCCTTCTATCAGAGATGGAATTAGAAAGAAGGGAATCAGGAACTGCGCTCTATTGACAATTGCTCCTGTCGGTACAGGATCTATGGTCTGTAATGTCGACAGTGGCATCGAGCCATCGTTCGGACCAGGACATAAGAGAACATTCAGGGATGGTGATGAACTTAGGTCTGAGATCGTCGTACACCCTCTCTTTAAGGAGATGTTCATCAATGGTAAAGATGTTAGCCATTTCCAAAGTGCATATGAATTGAAGATGAGAGATCACTTTGAAATGCAAAGAGTTTGCCAGAGACATATTGACAACGCTGTCAGCAAGACAATCAATGTTCCACCAGGAACTTCTGAGCAAGAACTCTCAGATCTCTACATGGAATACTTACCAGAACTGAAAGGTGTAACCGTATATCCCGAAGGTAGCAGAGAGAATCAGCCAATCACTCCAATGACGTTCGAAGATGTTCTTCCATTTATAAATTCAACTTCAGAGGCTGCTCTCAGTGGTGATGCATGCAAGGATGGATCTTGTGATGTACCTTGGGCTAAATAGGGTTTATAATAAAAAATATGGAAAAGCCAACTAGTATGGCCGATGTTATTCTTGCAACTCATAAAGGTTGCATGGATGGATCGGGTTGTACAATCATGTTTCTTCGTGCTGGAGGTAAACTTGAGAATGTTCACTTCGTCGGTGCAGGAATGGTTGAGAGGTTTATCAAACGCGATCTTCCAAAGTTCGGAGATAAGTTTGTAATCTTTGCAGACATTGGTCTTTCTGGTCCAGATGATGGTGAATCGTTTAGTTCAAGTCAGACAAAGTATGCAGACATTTTGGAGAAGCGTGGCAACTGTATTCTTATTGATCATCATATTACTTCTGAACATCTTAAGTCTAGAAGCTGGTGTGATGTAAGACAGGAATTCTGTGGCACAGAACTTCTTAGACAGTATCTTGGGCTAGAGGATGAAAGCTCAAAAGCTCTAGCTATTCTTATTCAGGATCATGATCTATGGCTCATGAAGGATCCAAGATCAGTTGAACTTGCGGCATTCACAGTCTTTGTTGGTCAGGATATCTTTGTCGAAAGATTCCTCAATAGAGATGTTTCAAAGGAATTCTTTACTCCTCTTGAAGCAGAAATGATGGCGATCATGATTAGACGTCGCGATCAGTTTATTGCCGCTGCCATTAAGAAGGTCGTCATTAAGGATGTGACTTGGGGTAATGGAAACATCGCCAAGGTTGGGTACATTGTTTCTCCTGAGATGAACGTCTCTCTTCTTCTTGACACTCTTCTTACACAGCACACAGAACTTGATGTCGGTTGTCAGATCAATTTTGAGAAGGGTGCTGTTAGTTTGAGGTCACGTCGTGGGTACGATGTGTCAGAGATGGCTAAGTATTTCGGCGGTGGCGGTCATAAGGCAGCGTCAGGACATAAGATTTCAGACACGTTTGTTAATGATATCATAGAGGACATTCATGGCCATTGAAGGCAGACATCTAATCACAGGTAGTACATTTGACGACATCTATCAAGATCTTCTGTGGACTGTAAACAATAATCCACAACATGTTTGCAGTCCAAGAGGATCAAAGATTAAAGAGAATCTTGCAGTAACTCTTGTTCTTTCAAATCCAAGAGCACGACTTCTTTCTTGCGTGAAGAGGAATACGAATTATGGATTTGCAGTTGGAGAGTTCCTCTGGTATTGGAATGGTAAGCGCGATCTAGAAACAATGTTGTACTATAACAAGAGGATGAAGGATTACTCAGATGATGGTGAGACTTTGAACTCTGCTTATGGATATAGATTGAAAGTGGAGAATGCTCAGTTCATTAATCCGAAGGGACAGTGGTCAACAGCAATTCACACCCTCGTAAAGGATCCAGATTCGAGGAGAGCTGTTCTTCATATCAATAGAGCTTCAGATCAACTTGTTGCAGACATTGAGGGTTCAAGTGATGTTCCTTGTACTCTTTCACTTCAATTCTTCATTAGAGATAATAGACTCGATCTTCATGTTCATATGCGTTCAAATGATATCATGTGGGGATTGACGTACGATCTCTTTAGTTTCACTCTATTTCAAGAGTGTATGTTACTTGAACTTAAGGAATGGGAGAAGTTCAAGGATCTAAAGCTCGGTAAGTACTATCACACGGCAGGCTCTCTTCATATCTACGAGAAGCATTTCGACCAAGCCTCAGAGATCTGTATGGAATATGGTCTTGGTGTTGATTACAAGCAACCACAGGAACCTCTGGTTAGCCTCGAGGACCTCGATAAGGTGAGTGATGTGGAAAAGGTCCTACGTTTAAAGCAGGGTCCTCTGTTCGTCTCTGGCTCAATTGAAGGAACTGAATTGTGGATGATTGATGAATTGAAACATCACAGAGCTAAGAGAGACCTGGAAGCACTGAATAAGAAAGAATAGTTATTAACGGGAGAGCTAATATGGAATTTCCGAAGTCAAACTACAGAGCAAGATGTATCAAGGTTGTAGATGGGGACACTCTAGATCTAGAAGTAGATATTGGTTTTCATCTAAGAGAGATTGGAAGGTTCCGAGTTCTTGGAATCGATACTGCTGAGCTTCATGATAAGGATCCAGCTAAGAGGGCATTGGCTGTAAAGGCCAAGGAAACTGTTACAGAGCTTATGAAGACTCCAGTCGGCGTTGAATGGCCACTTCTTGTAAGTACTGAAAAGGATCCTGATAACTTTGGTCGCTGGCTTATTAGTGTTCAGTTCGAGCAGAACTCATTACTTGTAGATCTTGGACAGACTCTTATCGGGATGGGACTCGCTGTTCCATATGTGAAATAATGAACAAGGACATGCTAGAAGATATCTTTGAGAGACAAAGAGTATTCATGGAGTTGTTGCGTGAGAATGATGTTCTCCCTGAATATCCAGTTGATTTGACCACGAAGCCAGGTCAACGACTAATAAGAGAGACGATGCTTAACACCATCGAAGAACTCATGGAGGCTTCATTCTGTCTTCGTAATAAGGTTCATAAGTTGTCTGATGATAGATCAGTAGATCTTGATCACTACAAGGAAGAACTCGGAGATGCATTGGCTTATTTCGTTGAAGCATGCATCTTCTCTGGATTTACTCCGAAGGAGATCTACGAAGAGTATTGCAGAAAGAATCAAATCGTGCAGGATAGAACAAGGAACGGGTACTAAACATGAGTCAGATTGAACCGAATTTGGGTAAGGTTGTTGTGAAGGTTGAAGTAGAGAGTGAGAGAACTTCTGGTGGTCTTTACATTCCAGGGAGTGTTGTCTCTGACGGTGTCAAGAAGGCAACTGTTGTTGTCGTCGGCCCGCTCAGGAAGGTTGACGGTGAACTCACTGCTCTTCTTCTTAAGGAAGGTGACAGAGTTCTTGTTGATCCGCTTGGTGCAACCAAGATGAAGGTCGACGGTGTTGAGATGTTGTTAATGCGAGTTGAAGATATTCTAGCAAGAATTTCTTAAGGAGAATAAAATGTTTAACTACAAGAATGTTGATATTAAGTTTGAAGAGCATGCACAGAATTATTCGTCTAAGGATGGGTCTTTCACCGTAACCAGCGATGGCATGATCTATGTTGCAGAGAGTAAGTGTGGAGTGAGCTTCGGTTCTAATCCTGAAACTGCTCTCAATGGTGCCAAGAAGCAGATCGACTCTTCAACGAAGTAATACAAAAGATTCAGGGAGTGGTGCTTAATGAAATTGATTCAAGAGGAAAGCTTTGTCTTTGACGATCTATTAATAGTACCACAATATAGTGATGTAGCATCAAGATCAGATGTAAGTACCAGAGTAGAGATTGCTGGAATGCAGTTAGAAATTCCAATCATAGCAGCAAACATGGACACGATTTGCGGACCAAAAATGGCTAGAGCAATGCATGAGCTTGGCGGTTTAGGAATTATGCATCGTTTTGCTGAGGCAGATCAAAGAATAATATGGGTCGGAAATCTTAAAGACGATGGTGTGTACGCAGTTCCATCTGTTGGTTTAGGTACACAAGCTCTTGACGAACTGAATGCTTTTTTCAACGCTGGTGCCGATGCTGTTTGCATAGATGTTGCCCATGGAAATTGTAAGAAGATGCATGATCTTGTCGATGAATTTTATAGTAAGAGAGTTAATAATGATAGACATCTCATCATCGGTAACTTTACAAGCGTAAATGATAATTTCATTCCCAGTCATCTTGACAATATCACATGGAAGATTGGGATAGGTCCTGGCAGTGCTTGCGAAACAAGAGTAGTCGCTGGGGTAGGTATGCCTCAAGCATCTGCAATCATGAACTGCAGGAAGCATATGCCTTACATGTATGCTCCTCTCATAGCAGATGGCGGAATTAAGAAGCCGGCCGATGTTGCAAAAGCAATTGGACTTGGCGCATCTGCTGTAATGGTTGGCGGATATATCGCATTCACCGATGAAGTTCCAGATTTAGGAAGGGAAACATATAGAGGAATGGCTTCTGGAGCAGCTCAGATTGAACACAGTGGAAGAATTTCAAATGGTGTTCCAGAGGGCAAAAGTTTTATGGCGTCAGGAGAAGCACCGGGTTCTGTTGTCGATAAGGTGAATGAGCTTGTTGGAGGATTAAGATCAGCAATGAGTTACACTGGGGCACATAATGTGTTAGAATATCAAAACAAGGTAATCTTTCAGCGTGTTACTCCAGCAACCTCAACGGAGAACATAGCACACTTCGGGAAATAAATGGAACAATCTCAATTTATAATCTATGGACTTGTAGATCCAAGAAATGGAGAATTGAGGTATGTTGGGCAATCATCACGTGGATTTGATCGTCCAATGAATCATTGGAATAGAAAGAGATGTCGTGAAGCAAATGATCACTGTCATTGCTGGATTAAAAATGTTCTCAGTGATTCTTTGATACCAGAAATTGAAGTATTGCAGGAATGCACTTTCGAAGATGAATTAAGCGAAGCTGAAATATTTTGGATAGCTTATTTTAAAGCCATCGGTTGCAGGTTAACAAATGCAACTCTTGGAGGAGAGGGAACAAGGGGATTTGTTTCTCCAATGAAAGGAAAGAAACATTCTGAAGAAACAAAGAAAAAGATATCTATCGCAAATCTTGGAAAAATTTCGTGGAATAAAAACAGAAGTACAAAATTGTCTCACGCAGAAGCATATTCCAAATCTGGCGCGAAACAAAGATTGAGAAAAGGAACATTTTCAGAAGAAACAAAAAGAAAAATCGGAGAAGCAAGTTCTAAAAAAATTCCGTGGAATAAAGGAAAAACACAGAAGGGTCATCCTCATACAAAAGAATTTAAAGAAATGATGAAAAATCGTATTGTTTCTGATGAGACTCGTCAAAGAATGAGATTATCTGCTAAGAAACGATGGGGAAAAGAATGATAAAGGAATTTGCAAGTCTTCACAACCACACACATTTTTCTACAATGGATGGTCTGTCTTTGCCGGAGGAATTAATCCTTGCTGCAAAAAATAAAGGATTACGATCAATAGCTGTGACAGATCACGGTACTTGTCATTCGCACGCAGACATTTTCTTATTCGGAAAAAAACACAATGTAAAAGCAATCCTCGGTGTTGAAGCATATGTTATTCACGACATCGATGAATGGAAGCTTCTGAAGGATTCTGTTGGTCTTGATGATACTGAAGAGCGTGATTCAAACTCTGCTGGTGATGACGAAGCAAAGAAGTTATCTAAACAGTTGTATCGTAAAGGACATCTCGTTCTTCTTGCTTGTAATCGAGAAGGTCTCGCAAACATCTACCAGTTGACATACAAGGCTCATAAGCTTGGATTTTATTCCAAACCTCGTATGGATAAGAAGATGCTCAAGGAACATGCAACTGGCGTTGTTGCAACTTCTGCCTGTATGGGTGGAGTTGTTTCAAATAAGTGCTGGGACTTGAAGAATGGTCGTTGTGAGTGGAAAGATGTAGTCAATGAAGCAAGAGAGTACGACGACATCTTTGGGAGAGGAAGATTCTTTCTTGAGCTTCAATTCAATGAGAGTGAAGGTCAGACGTTCATCAATGATTGTCTTATCAAGATTCATCAGGAAACTGGAATCCCATTGACTGTCACCACAGATTCTCATTATGTCAATGAGGATCAATGGAAGGCTCAAGAGTTTCTTTACATGCTTCGTTCTAAGAAGACTCTTGCAACTCGTGGTGACAAGTGGAACTTTGAAGTCAAGCAACTCTATATCAAGTCTCCAGAAGAAATGTGGCAGACATTTGAGAAGTTCGGAAAGACTGTTGACACTAAGATTGCACTTGAAGCCTTTCAGAACACTCTTCTCATTGATAGCCTAGTGGAATCCTTTGAGCCTGATACGCATCGACGGCTGCCCTCTCTGCCCTTCGAGGATCCATTCATGGAGATGGCCAAGAGAGCAGTGAAGGGTTTGAAAGGTCTTGGACTTGCAGATAAGGACGAGTACAAGCAAAGACTTCTAAGAGAACTTAAGATTATTCAAGAGAAGGGATTCTCTAACTACTTCTTGATTACACAGAAGATTATCGAAGAAGCAAAGAAGTATATGCTTGTTGGTGAAGGTCGAGGTTCTTCTGCAGCTTCACTTGTATGTTATTGTCTTGGTATCACTGACCTTGATCCTATTGAACACGATCTCCTCTTTGAAAGATTCATGGATCCTAGTAGAACTGAAGAGCCTGACATTGACGTTGACTTCGAAGATACTGAAGCTACAAAAGACATGCTTCGTAAGATGTTTGGAGAACAGAACGTCGCTTGCCTTTCTTCATATGGTACATTTCAAATCAAGGGATTGCTAAAGGACATCGGCAGAGTCTACGACCTTCCTGTGAAGCTCATCAATGATGCAAACAAGAAGATCGACAAAGAGTTAAAGGTTCTTTTCCACAATCAAGATAAGAGTACTCTTGTTATTAAGCTTGAAGACGTTGAAAGAGTTAGTGCTACATTCAACCAACTCATCAAAGAATATCCAGTCGTTGGCGAACAACTTAAGAATCTATATGGAAGAAATCGTCAGGTAAGTCGCCACGCTGCAGGTGTGATCATCGGAGATAATCTTCCAGCAGAAACTGCACTCTTCGTACAGAAAGATCCCGATACAGGTAAACAAATCGTTCAGACATCATTCACCGAGGGTATTGTCAATAAGAACGTTTCATCGATGGGATTCACCAAATTCGATATTCTTTCTATCACGACTCTTGAAGTTATACATTATGCTTTGAAGCAGATCTCTGAAAGAACTGGAAGACCGTTACCAGAGCTTAGAGAAATGATTCGATCCAAGAATATGAACCTTAATGATCCAAAGATCATGAAGCACGTATTCTCCGATGGTAACTTCGCTGGTGTATTCCAGTTTACTGAAAAGGGAATCAGAAGATTTGCAAAGAGTGTAAAGCCAGATACATTCGTAGACATCTCTGCTATTGCTTCGATCTATCGTCCTGGTCCTCTTGCTGGTAAGTTCGATAAGCTTTATGCTCATAACAAGCATCATCCAGAAGATGTCACATATGAACATCCGATGTTAGAGGTGTTGCTGAAGAAGACAAGAGGATGCATCGTGTTTCAGGAACAGCTGATGCAGATTTGTAACTCTCTTGGTAAGATGTCTTGGAAGGACGTGAATGCCGTCCGTAAGGTTCTTCTCAAGAAAGACAAGAGCAAGAGCGAAGAGTTCCTAAAGTCAGAGAATGAAAGACTTGCTGGACTCTTTTTTAAAGGTTGCGAAGAGAATGGATATCCGAAAGATAAAGCAGAGAAGTTGTGGAAGGATCTGCTCGCATTCGGTGGTTACGGATTTAACAAGGCACACTCAGATGCTTACTCTGTTATGACGATGCAGTGTGCATACCTTGCAACGTATTATCCAATGGAATTCTATTCTGCTCTTCTTACCGTCGGCAAGTCTGGCGAGTTGCAGCAATACGTTGGAGATATTCAAAGAGCTGGGATAAAGATTCTTCCAGTAGATATCAACGCTAGCAAGGGTGCTCATGTCATTGAAGGTGATACAATTAGACTATCACTGAGATCTGTCAAGGGTGTTGGTCCGTCGGCCATCGAAAAGATTGTTGCGGCTCAGCCATACACAAGTTTCGTTGACTATATGGAGAGATCTGGCGTTGGTAAGACTGCAACTGAACCTCTCATTGCAGCTGGAGCATTCGACTCTATTCATCCCAACATGCATGATCTTGATATCAACTACTCAATCTACTGTGAGATTCCAGATTATAAGAGGAAGACAAAGAAGAAGAATGATCCCGAGGCAATTTGTTTCGATGACTTCGTTAAATTCTTTGATAGACAAGATGTATATGAAGATTATAATCTGCATCAAAAGATGCAATTTGAAATTGAATTGTTTGACTTCTCTCTTAGAGGAACTCCATTTGATGTATTGAATAGAGAATCTAAGATTGTTTCATATCTTGAAAGTAAGATCTCACCATCATCAGCAATTGGGTATGGTATTGATTTGGCTGATGTTTTGGCTACTGATCACGAGATAATCTGTCTTCCTGTTGCTGTAAAGAGAATCTTTGAAAAGGTACAAAGAAACGGACAGATGATGGCATTCTTAACTCTTGCTACTTATGATGGAGCAGAATTCGATACTGTATGCTTTGGTACAATCTGGAAATGGGTTAGACCAGCAGTCAAGAAGGGTTCTGTTTACATGGCGACTTTCAATAGAAAGCTTGGAGAAGATTCTGAGAACTTGGTCGTTGGCAAGCCAGGGTTTGCTCACTCCATGAATTCTGCTCAAGGCTACATGGTCAACGTAGATTCACTGGGGATTTCATAAATGAAAATACATTGGTGGGAAGATTCTGGCAGTAGATACACTTGCCATGAAAATGTAATGGGAGCGAGCTTCGATGAATCAATAAGAGGCTATCTTGTAAGAGAAAGTAATTCGAGATGGTTCTACGTTGTCATTGGACAAGATGAAAAGGTCGGACCGTTTGAACAATTGCTGGTGGCTCGTAAAGCATTAGAGGCTGCTTTGCATGCTGAACCTGTAGATACTAATGACTGAGAGGATATAATGAGAGAGATTTGTCTTGTAGTTCCCACGATCAGAGAGAATTCCATGAAGGATTTTATTGATCGCTGGCGTGATATTGGTTTGTTCGAGGCTGTTGATTTGATGGTTATGGAAGATAATCCTACCAAGACCTTTACACTTCCATCGCTTGTATCAAAGAGTGAGCAGGAGGCTGCAGAAAAGGGACAGGCAACTGATAGGAATAGCTATCACTTGTCATGGGAAGACATTGCCGCCGACCTCGGAGAGAACGAGTGGATCATTCCTAGACGGTCCGATACAGTTAGGAGCTTTGCATATTGGAAGGCATGGAAGCTTGGTTACAAGTTTATCATGACTCTCGATGATGACTGTTATCCTTGTGGTGAGAAGGACGGCGTAACGTACACTGGACAGGCATTTGTCGGTGAGCACCTACGCCAACTCACTCAGAGAACGAAGTGGTTCAATACGCTGAATTCCGTTAAGCCAAGAGGCATTCCATTCTTTAATCATGGTGTCTGTGACAATGTCATTGTCAATCATGGTCTGTGGACGAATGTTCTTGACTATGATGCTCCGACTCAGCTTGCGGCTCCTGTTGCCGAGAAGTTCTCATTCGACAGTAAGGTCATTCCCAATGGTCTTTACTTTCCGATGTGTGGAATGAATGTCATGTGGAAAGCAGAGGCGACTCCTCTTATGTATCATCTACTTATGGGAAAGAGGAAGTCTGCATTTCCTGGCATGTCGACAGACAAGGATGGTCTCGTTAAGCTTCCATTTGATCGCTTCGGAGATATCTGGGCTGGTATCTTGATGAAGAAGGTTGCAGATCATCTTAGACTCTCTGTTGCGACTGGCATGCCATATATTCGTCATGAGAGAGCTTCAAATCCTTTTACCAATCTTAAGAAGGAAGCAAACGGAATTGAGGTCAACGAAGGATTCTGGATGTACGTAGATAAGATTGCCTTGAATGGCTCTCACGAACTAGATGTCATCTACGAGCAGATTGGTCTCTGGTTTCAAGGAGAATGCGGAGATGAGACTGTTCCGATGATCACTCAGGTATTCAAAGAGTTTGCAGAGCATGAAGAATACTTTGTACTACTTGGGAAGGCTATGGTACAATGGGCAAGGTTGTTCCGAAAGGATAAGTGATGTACGATCAAAAGATTTATATCTTTGACTCTCCTGACGGAACTGGAAAGACTGAGATCGCAAAGGAACTTTCAAGAAGGATTCAGGTTCCTTATTTTAAGATGACAACTGAACATGAGAACTGGAGGAAGGGAACGTTCATTGACGCTCTTCGTTTTGACCAGACTTATCTTGCTCAGTTCCTGAAGCAGACTAGACACTCAGCAATTATCGATAGAGCATTTCCAGCTGAATGGGTATACTCAAGAGTGTTTGGTCGTATGACAGATCATGATGTTTTGAATAAGGTTGATGCTGACTTTGCAGAACTTGGTGCAAGAATCATCATGCCTCTTCGTAGAGATTATACTAACACTAGAGATGACGAAGTAGTTCCAAGAGAGAAATATCAGGCCATTCACAACATGTATCTTCAGTTCTCTTCATGGACAAAGTGCAGCGTCGTTCAGCTTTACGTTGATGATTTCGAAAATAAACTTTCAGATGAAATCCATCAAATCTATCAAGGTCTTGATGATGTCGATTACTTTAAATGTAAAAGAGTAAGCATAAGAGGAAAATTGTGAAATTCATTCATAGAATTAGAATCATCCTTGCAAACTTTTTCTTCATGTTATCTGTTTGGTTAGAGCCAGAGATTGATTACAACAAAGAGTATCTTGAACAAGTGGAAAGTGAAGTTGACAAGATGCTTCTTGACAAATCAATCAAAACAACAGTAAAAGGATTCTCACCCATTTCAACAATTAATAAACATTCAACCACGACAGATCAAGACATGGATGACATGGTTCGCGGGTTTCTTATTGGAAAGGAAGATAAAAAGTGAGAGTTGGATTGTCATTTTGGGGGTTTCAAGGAGATGTTAAGATCGGGCCAGGTGGAGAAGAACTTTCAACTCCAGATGGCAATGCGACATACACTTGGTCTCTCATCTGGGAAATGCAGAAGAGAGGTCACACTGTTTATGCAATGCAAGAAGACAGAGACTGGCACGGGTTTAGACGCTGGGGTTCTGGATTGTTCGGTTCATTCTCACAAGAGAAGAGAACTTCTGCATACACAAATATCAAGAACACATTTGGTTCTTCTGAAATTCTTCCTAATCTTGATGTTCTTTTGATAGAGTGGAGATTCCCGATTCCTGGCAGGAATTGTGAAATCAACAAAGAAACTGGAGAGATTCTATTTCCAGAGCATGAATCTCAAAGAGGATTGCTTGACGAGAAGTATCAACGTGATCTCTTCAGGCAGACTCAGATTCTTCATCACTACAAACAATCTCACACGAGAATTATATTCTGGGATTTGGATCACAAACTCACGAAGGCAGATGAAATTAGATGGATGCCCGATGCAATCTTTGAAACCTCCACGTCACCTCTGGAGCTATCAAAGAAGAGAGTTAGTGTAGAACCACCATTCAATATCCCTGACCTTCTACAGCACCCCACGATCCCCCAAGACCCCAATAGAAAGTTGGTGTATATTGGTAGTCGTTATGAGAGGGACGATATCATTGATGAATGGATTAAGCCAGTCTCTGAAGAGTACCAGAATCAAGTTGAGTTTCATGGCAAGTGGGATGATGAAGCCAAGGTTAGATGGCCCAATATTAAGATGGGACAGCGTTGTACCGTCAGAGATTTCCAGGGATTATACGCTTCAGCATGCGCAGTTCCTCTTCTTGCAAAGAAGAGTTATCTAGAGACTGGATTCATTACTCCAAGAGTTTGGGAAGCTTTGTTATTCGGTACGCTTCCAGTAGGACTAGGTACTGCTAAGGGGATTGAGAAGTATACGACTCTTATTGCAAACGATTCCAGTAACATGAAAGAGATTGTGAATGAACTTTCTAAGCAGCCAATAGAAAGAAGAGGTACGCTTAGAAGAGACATGGTCGAAAGACTGGAGTTCATGGATGCAAAATACTTTGTTGACAAGATTGAAGAAGTTCTTTAAGAAAGAAAAACCAAAGGAGCAAACAATGGCTAAGAAGAAGACGGTGAAGTTTAAGGTAACTGATGGCAAGCAACCAAAGAAGCTTGCGAGTGTTGGTGGTCCATTCGGACTTCGTGCTCCAATGAATGTCAATATTCCAGCAAGGTCAACGAGAACCTTGAAGCTTGGTTTGTCTTGTGAGCTTCCAGTTCTGTTGGTCGTTGGTGATCGACCTCCAGAGTTTTTCGCACCAGGTGTAGAACTCGCTGTGACGTTGGGATCTCGTGAAAGCACTGATTTCAGCGAGGGCGAAGTTGTCGCGAAGGCTTTTGTTCTTGACAACTCTGATGTGGAGCTTGCTGAGTAATGGATATCATGGTCCTGATTTTCCTTGGTATACTTATTCTTGGTTTGAGAATCGCGTATGTCAAGGAAAGAAGACGCTGGGAAACAGACGACACCATAGACTTCGATGATTGGAGAGGTGGAGATCCTTACCAGGAAGTTCCTGAAGACGCAAAGAGGATTGATCTTGAGACCAAGCTTTGAATCTATTTGGATGAACCTCGCTGTAACTCTGGCAAAGAGGAGCACATGCAAACGTGCTCATGTCGGATCAGTTGTTGTGTCCGAAGACAATCAGAGAGTTCTCGCAATAGGATATAACGGGAACTACAAGGGTGGACCGAATCATTGTGATTCAGATGAACCGGGACTTTGTGGTTGTCTACACTCTGAAGAGAACTCTCTAATCAAGTTGAACTACAACGATTCATCTAGAAAGAAGATCTATACGACGACATCACCATGTGTGCAGTGTGCCAAGAGAATCATTAATGCTAGCATAGACGAAGTGATCTATTTAAATGAGTATAGGAAGACGGAAGGTTTAGAACTTCTTAGATCATCAGGAGTTTATGTCAGGAAGATATCTCAAGGGGATATACAAATCGAAGAAGACAAAGCTGAGTGAGTGGTATGAATCTTCGTACGAGCTAGAAAGATTCAAAGCTCTTGATGCATCACCACTTGTAAAGTTCTGGACAAAGAGTCACGGTCTTAGAATTCCGTATAGAATTAAAAAGAGGAAGCATCATTACATTCCAGATATCTTAGTGGAATATAGAGACGGTAAGAAGTACCTTGAGGAAGTAAAAGGTTTTGTTTTCAATAGGATACAGTTCGGAGCAAAGAACATTGCAGCTATTTCTTATTGTATGTCTAAGGGAATGACATTTCGTATCATTTTTAAGGAACAACTGGCTGTTGTTCTATAGTTAAGAATAGAGGATCTAAAATGCTAAGCGATGTATTCAAGAAGAAAATCAACATAGATGACGTTCTAAATAAGAATCTTCGCCAGGCGCTCGATGATATATCGAAGCAAGAAAACGTTCCAGTCGAGCAACTTAAGCTACTTGGTGGTAATCTCTTCCTCGATCTTGATGCAGATGGAAAGGGAGATCTTACCATCGTTCTTCCAGATGGCAGAGAATTCTTTTACTCTGCAGAAGAAGATACTGTGTACGAGCCTAACGAATAAGGATCGAAATGAAAAAGACAATCAAGAAGCAAGACGGCTCAGAAGAAGTTATCGAGGGTTCTGCGGAAGAAATTGCAGACTATGAGAAGAAGATGCGTGGAGAGGTTCGAGAGGCACCAAAGCCAGTTGGCCCCGGACTCTTAACGGACGAGGTGAAGCGCTTTCTAGAGACACTCAGGGACACTCAACAGCCATACGTGAGTGTGCCGTCTGTGTTTGCTTCACATCAACCATGGTGCGCAGCATTCACAAGTCCATGGTTTGGAATCACTCCTCCACCTTGTAACTGTGGAGCTGGCATTTACAAAACTCAGATAACTTTGACTACAACGTCTGGCACTCTTGATATGTCTAATCCAAATACAGTTATTAAATTCGATGGAAATTAATTCCACAAAGATTCCAAAGCCTCATGTGATAGAAGAAGTAGAGAAGCATCGAAAAGAAAAGGAACAAAGAATACCTGCTCCTCTTCACTTACCTCTTCCATCATATGATTATCCGGAAAAGAAAGAACCAGAAAAGAAAGGCGACTCAGTTATTCTGATTCAATTGTAGAATATGGCTCTCGATAAAGATAAGAACGTAAGAAGACTGGCATTTAGAATTCATTTGAACGATGAAAAGTTGTTCATGAAGCTTCTTGACGATGATAACATTACATACCAATTCTTCGCAGATGCATGTGCTCAAGCATATTTGCGAGGTGATAGATCAATTCTTAAAGTTCTAAAGGACTGGAAAGATCTCACGACAGTTCCAGTTGAACACAGAGAACTTTATACATTGTCGCATAGAGAACGTTCATTGATTCAAAAAGAACTTGATGAGATTCAAGCAGAACAAGATATCAAACCAAACAAAAAGAATGGAGAATAAATGGGTTCGCTAGATAGAAAGATTGAAAGAAACAGAATTCGTAATGAGTACAAGGAGTTCACCAAGCAATTCCAGATTGAGAAGAGATTCCAAACTGAGAGACTTGCAAATGGAGAATCTCTTGGCAAGGATGAACAACGTCTTGGAACCAAGCCGAGCTTTAGCCAATTCATGAAGCGATTGAAGTCATTTGAACTCATGCAGAGAATAAACAAGAGCATTGCACAGAAGCAAAAGGTCGAGGATGATAAGAAGATCGATCTAGAATGGAAGGATGAATAGACCCAGGAGGCAACAAACAGTTGCTCAAAGAACCTCGTTTTCGTTTTACAACAGTTAAACAACCAGGTACATTCAAGTTCACTCTTAAAATAACAGAACTTAATACAGATCAGCCGATCAAGAAAAGAAAGACAAAGAAAGAAAAAAGGCGGATCAGAAAAATGTATAGACATCAAGAGGAAGAAGTAACTGAGAAGCATGACGAAGATAAAGCGGTTCGACCATCCTTTAGACAAGCTCCATCAAGTGGAAGCTTTAGAAAATAAGTGAGACAAAATGAAGATTGTAGAGGCGTCAGCAGAGCTGCTGAGCATTACAGATATGCCTGCTGAACTGATAGAGAAGGCTGCAAGAGTTTGTTACAAGAGTGAGGAACAGATTGCTCCAGGTTCTGCAGACAGATTGATTAAGAGTTGTATGAACAAACATCACATGTCTATCATTGAACATGGAGTTGCTTCATTTAGAATCATTTGTGATAGAGGTATCTCACATGAGATTGTTAGACATCGTATCGCAAGTTACTCACAAGAGTCTACGAGATATTGTAACTACGGTAAGGATAAGTTTGGAAATGAGATCACTGTCGTTGAACCTCCTGGTCTTGACTGGGAAACATCTAGATCTCATTGGGTGTCAGCGATGCTGAATGCAGAGACATCTTACTTTAAGTTGCTAGAGGCTGGCTGTACTCCACAGATTGCTCGTTCAGTTCTTCCAACATGTCTAAAGACAGAGTTGATTATGACAGCAAACTTTAGAGAGTGGAGACACTTTATCGATCTCAGAGAAGCCAAGACAGCTCACCCACAAATAAGACCATTAGCTACGCAAATTAGAAAGATACTTATTGAGAGATGCCCAGCTGTATTCGGAGATCTGATAGGAGTTGAAAATGGGACTTGAGAAGGAAGAAGTTGCTAAGATATCTTGGAAGCCTGAGAATGAAGTGAAGCCGACAGGATTGACTGGTGACCCAGAAATAGATTCATTTCTCCTAGATTGTTTCAAAACGATGGAAGTGAAAGGAAAAGACTACACGTTAGGAAATAATGACATAGATAGACTATACAATTTTAGGAAGGTTGGTGGATTTATTGGTCTCGATATGGCTAAGGTGTGGTCTGTTTATTTTTCTAAACATATTTTTGCCATTTTGAATTTTGTAAAAACAGACGGACAATCAGAGAGTGAACCAATAGAGGAAAGGATAAAGGATGCAGTTGTTTATCTTTTGCTTTTTTTGAAGATCACAAGAGAAATGAAAAATGAAGAAACATCTAATCTACGCTCTGACAGATCCGAGGACAAATGAAATAAGATACGTGGGAAGATCAAGCAGCGGTTTGTCTAGACCAAATGCTAAACACTCTGGACATTGTGGTAACTGGGTAAAGAATCCGCAATCTAATGGTTATAAGCCAAGCGTTAAAATTATTCAACAATTTGATTCGTATAGAAGAGAAAATATTGCTCAGATAAAAGGAATTCTTAAATTACCATTCTCGTCATCTCCGTGATATAATAGGAACAATATGAAAAAGAGATCTATCAAAGAATACTTGGAATCAAGAGCTGAAAAGCAAAAGTTTGCTATCTCTGAGTTCGAAAGAACCTTGATTGTATACAACATTCCAATGCCTCCTTGCTATTCTGGAGTGGGACCAGGTTGGCTTCCAGTTGTGTCTGAGATGTTTCAGAAGATGATTGCTGCTGGGTGGGACAGGAAGTTGGAACAAATCAAAGAGAAGTTCTGTCAACTCAGAGTCTATACTTCACAGAGTCAGTATGAGATGAAGGATGGAAAATTTGTCAAAGAAGGTGAGTTCATTAAGATAAACAAACTTGGTGAGATCATTGATGAGGCAGTAAAGAAGTGTGACGAGCTATGTGAAGATTGTGGCAAGGAAAGAGAGTTGAAGGGTTGCAGAACAGGGGCTGCATGGTGTAATGCTTGTTTGAAAGATGGTTATAAATGAGACTCATTGTAGATCAAGATGAAATTTTGTGCAGGTGGGTCGATAGAATTCTCGAATGGTATAACGAGGATTATAAGACTGAGTTTACAAGACATGATGTAAAGAATTATTGGGACATGGAGAACATTCTAGGTCCACAGGGAAAACCGTTCATCAGGTCTTGTATTCGTTATCCAGAACTTTATAGGGATCTTAATGAGGTTTCTGGAGCAGTCAAGGGCATGATGAAGCTCAAGGATCTTGGTCATGACGTGATCATCGCCACCGCTGTTCCGCATCACGGTGGATTTGCGTACCATGGAAAACTTGAATGGCTAAGAAGAAACATGCCAGGGTTTCCTCTGAATAACTTTGTAGCAATTCAGAGGAAGGATCTTCTCAATGGAGATCTTCTTCTTGATGATGGTCCTCATAACATTGAAGCATGGAACAAGACTGGAAGGACGTCTGTTGTATTTGATGCACCGTGGAACAAGGAATGCAAGGCTACGCATAGAGTAAGAAACTGGGAAGAATTTGTTAACCTTGTTGAAACACTTAGTGAAAAGAAGTAGTATTTATCTGAGGCAATCAAGCCTAGAAAAGGAATGGACAAAATGGCGAAGACAGTTACCAAGACGGAGAAGTTGCTGAGGCAGTTGAAGAAGACGAAGAATGGTATGACGAGGAAGGAGATGGTCACGTTCCTTCTCAGTCTAAGTCACAATGCGTATAGTGCTAGTTTGAATGACAATCGAAACTATAACTCTACGCTTTATGGGACCAGCGCTCGAACTGGTATTCTTGAGAAGTTCTGTAAGAAGACCGGCGAAGGTACGTATGTTCTTCGTAAGTCTGCGAAGATTGAAGGTCCGTTCACCGAAGCTCGTTAATAGCTTAAAGAGGCGGTAGCTCCGCCTCAACCTTTATGACACCTCCCTTTATCTCAAAAGATCTATTAGATGAAAAGATCCTCGCAAAAGAACTCTATAATTACTGGATGTCATTGCTGAAGACAGATAAGGCAGAGGGTGTAGATGCAACGATGTCTTGGGATTCACTCGACGACCCGTTCAGACAGGACTTTGAAGAAGCTGTGCGAACAGTCATCGTGATAGACTTGAAAGACTACGTCCAAGATGTAGAGAAGAATGGCAAGTTTGAAGATCCTAATACACCAAAGCATTTTCCTTGCTATATATGTTCTGGAGTGGCTGTACAGTATGCTGGTGGTGTATGCAACAACTGTGCCTTTAATCATCTAGGAGATTAGATATGGAAGAAGAAGTTAAGAAGCCGGTCAATATCCCTAGAACATTCTGGTCTAAAGCATACCTCAAAGAACTAGATCTTGGAGTCTTTGGTTTGTTTAGAGATTGGTTGGTTGAAGGAACAGATCCTAAGACAGGAGAGAAGACAAAGGAGAAGATGGGTAAGCCTGTCGGACCTATTAAGGTCCTTCGAGAGGCCAAACAGGGTGAAGAAAAAGAGGTAGTGTTAAGAACCTTCCACCCAACTGAAAATCGTCCTATCGACCTCGTAGAGGTTCAGTGAGGCAAAGAGTGAGGCTTGCAAAGAGGCCACAGAGAGTAGACGTGTTCCTCGCCACAAGCCTGTACTTCCTGAACGTTATAGATACATTCCTTACATTGTACGTCGTGCGTGTCGCAGGCACGTCTATGGAAATGAATCCATTTCTTCATTTTCTATTTACGTTCGGTGAGATCCCATTCCTTCTTACAAAGCTTGTAGGTGGATTGCTTCTTACTCTTATTCTTCTATTCTATCCACTTCCTAGAAGATATAGCATGGGATTGGTTGTAGCTACTATTGTTTACTTCTGCTTTACGTCCTATCATCTATGGGGAGTGATCAATGGATGAAGAGAAGTGCAAGCACGAGAAGTACACGACAACACACAAGATGGTCGTTGTTAAATTGCCAGAACTAGAATCGTGGCAAATGATATTGAAAGTAAAGATTACTTGTGCTATCTGCAAGAAGCCATTTACTTTCAGAGCAAGACATGGATTCTCTACTCGTGAACCAGTTATCAGCAATGATGAAGCTGAGCTTAGAGTTCCTATAGATTATCCTAAGGAAGAAGGAGAGGACGATTATATACCTCCTCTACCTGTAACTGATTTACTCCACTAACAAATTGTGATATAATATTAGTATGCCGACGTTTGACGAAAACGATATAGACATTGTCATGGGATCATTTGATGATATGATCATCAAGGAAGAGTCTCATGAACTTGACGTCGCTATCTCCAAATGTCCTATGTGTGGAGAGAGTCTTAATGAAAAAGAGTGGTATGCATTAAAGGTGGAAGATTCAGAGCTTGGAAACGTTCTTTGGGATATGTGCTCGATGTTCTGCTCAGTTTCATTCTTTAATCGGAAATATAGGAACGTGAGCAAGCTCTCTTCTTCTATTAAAAAAATGAGTGCTCCTAAGTGATTGATTCAATTTCAATTTTTAAAAAAGTTCATATCGGTGGAAGAAAATGTTTCACTTCTTGTAAGACAGTGGTTATAATGGTTTCACAATGATGGAAAACGCCACCATCAAAAAAGAAGTGGCACTAACCGAAGTTCAAACAATGGAGAAACAAAATGACTGAGACTACCAACACTGAGATGACTGAGAAGTTGATGGCGGCTGGTGAGAAGGCGGAGACCCAGAAGCAGGCTCGCCGGGAGCGAGTTGTTAAGGGGGCTCACCTTCTTCCCCAGCTGAAGGACCTTGCCACTGCGGCTGGCCTCAATGTCGAGGAGAAGAGCGGCTTCCTGAAGGTTTCTGCCGGTGTAAAGGGCAAGAACGTTTACCTCGCTAAGAAGGGTGGCCGCGTTGATTTGAGCGGCTTCTCCGTCGAAGCGGCTGCTATCCGTCAGATTTCCGAGCAGGAGGCTCGGGAGAAGCACCTCGGCAAGGTTCGTGGTCAGCTTGACTTCAACCAGTCTGATGAGCAGGTCCTTGAGGCTTTCACTGCGGCTCTTAAGGAGGTTGCGGTCCGGGCTGAGCCGGCCGAGCCTCTCACCGCTGGTGCTGAGACCGCCGAGGAAGAGTGAATTAAGAGGTTGCTGTGATGGTGCTCAGGGTTCGGTCCTGACAGACTGTGAAAGCCAGTCCACCATTTTTGAGTGATCGTATAGCATACTGTCGGCAGATAGGATGCGTGATGGATAATACTGGTGGCTTTTAACCACTAAATATGAGGTTCGAGCCCTCATTCACTCTCTTGGAGGAAGTCAATGAAACCTAGTAACGAACTCACTCCGGGCGACGCCGCCTGGCTTTTTACGAAGGTTCTTCTGTTTCTTTTTCTTAGTGGCACAGCAATCATGTGTGTTGTTGCAACTGGAATCTTTGTCGGCGTAGACGCCTATCTCTCTACCAATTCACACACAATTGGAGTTGCATGTGCATTCTGTGTTTGGCTAGCCGGAATGGCTGGTCGTGAGTGGTTTCATGTTCTTCTTGCTAGACTCTTCTTCTCTATTTCAGATGAGAAGGAAATTGACCGTGTTAGCCGAGGTGAATAATGGGTGTTGAATTCTACCCTTGCAAGTCTTGTGGTGAAGTGTTTTGTGATGCTGGAGAATATGCACAGTGTGATTGTGGGTGCGCATTTTGCTCAAAGAAATGTGGTGGTGTTCTTCGAGATAAGAACGGCGATTGGTCCTGTGCCTTTTGTCGAGGTGAATCAGTTGGCAACTTTGAGCTTGTTGAACATGCTCTTGTTCTTCTTGGTATGTCGTGGGACCAGCTTAAAGAATCTTATTTGAAGACTCTCGTAAAGGAAAAGCCTTGAACATTGATATCATGGAGAAGGTCGCAGCTGTTGGTTCTCGTCTAGAGAAAGAAAGACTTCTCGCTCAGCTCGATAAGGAGAGCATCAAGTTTCTTGTCTGGGCGCTCGACCCAATTATCACGTTTGGCGTGACATCAGACTTCAAGAACCCTCCGTATGATGGGACTGCCACTCTTCCTCACGATTACTTCTGGGAAGCAATGGATCGTCTTCTTATGGATCTTTCTAAGAGAAAGTTTACTGGCAATGCAGCTCAGACAAAGATCGAAGTTACATTGCTTCATGCTCCAACTGATCTTGATTTTATCTGGGCTCAGAGGATTATAAACAAGGATCTTCGAGCCGGCTTCTCAGAGTCTACATTAAACAATGTATTCCCTGGAACCATTGAACCTTTTGCATGTTCATTGGCTAAGCCGTACGATCCTGACAAACATGAACTCAAGGGGGCCTGGTGTGTCGAACCGAAGCTCGATGGCTTGAGGATGGTGGTATTGGATGGCGTTGCCTACACGAGGAACGGCAGGACTATAGAGACCGTGGGGCACATTCTCAAGGATCTTGAAGAGTTTAAGAATGAATATGTCTTCGATGGTGAAATCATGGGTAAGACAGAGTTCAATGAAGACTCTGGTAAGATTCGCAAGAAGGGAACCGGAGAGAACAAGGATCTTGTTTACAATGTCTTCGACTGCATTCGAAGAGATGAATGGCTTTCCAAGAAGACCAGAAGTCTTGATGATAGGAAGTCAGACCTTCTCCGCGCGATTGGCTTGAAAGGTATCGGAGAAAACATCAAGCTTGTTGATCACGTTATTATTGACGATGCCACGACAGAGGAACTCTTTAAAGCTCGTGATAAGTTTATCAAGAAGGGATACGAAGGAGCGATGGTCAAGCAACTCTCTTCGCCATATGTCTTCAAGCGTTCAGACTCTCTTCTGAAGTTGAAGACTGTTCTTGATGCAGACGGAGTCATCGTCTCTGCATTCGAGGGTAAGGGAAGACTTAAGGGAAAGCTCGGTGGGTTCTCTGTAAACTTTGATGGAGTTGTTACAGATGTTGGCTCTGGGTTCTCAGATGCGACTCGAGCAGAATTCTGGGCAGATAGAAAAGAAATGATCGGTAGAGTTATTGAAGTCAAGTATCAGGAGAAGGCTCCATCTGGAGCTCTTAGGTTTCCTGTCTATATCAAAATGCGCCCGGACCGGGACGAAAGGAAGAACGTATGACTAGTCAAGAGAAGACGAACGCAATCAACGAGATGCTTGGTTATATGGGTCGTATGATTTCTGGATCCAAGGTCGCCCCTAAGGGACAGCGAGTCTTTTGGAATGGAAATATCTTTGACTCTTCTGCCAACAAGATTTGGTACGGCGACATCAATTTCACCAGGGATGCTGGTAAGCTCCAAAAGATCGCCTCTGCTCTTAATGAGAAGATTTATGTCACCACAGAGAGCCCATATCGATTCATGGGTGCATTTGGTAACACTGAAAATATCACTGCAGAGAAACTTGAGAATGATGCTCTGGAGAAAGATTATCCTCGAGTCATCATCTTTACTCCATGAAGAAGCTAATCAACATCATCTTTGTTATTGCTGCAAGAACTGATAGGTTCATTAGAACCGTGAGGAGATTTTACAATGAAAGACATTCTCGGTAACACGATTAAAATTGGCGACTTTGTTGCCTGGCCATCTAGAAGGTCTTCAACTCTTGAGATGCATTACGGAAGAGTTATTAGTGCAGAGCATGGTAGGGTAACAATTCTTGCTAAGAAATATCTTGGACAGCTATATGTTGAAATGTGGACAGAACATCTCGAGAGAGTTGTGAGGGTGAAGGAAGTCTAAGGTTTACTTCTAGTTTTAGACATGTTATAATTCTTTCATGATCCTCAGTGTAAATACTGAAAAACTTCCTGACGAAGATTGGACGAATCGTAACTATAGATTACATCTTTTGAAGATTGAAGTTCAGGGTTATATTAACAAGTTCATGCGCACAAAAGGTTGGCGTAAACTTCAAAGGCCTAAATCTATCTCTGAAGAAGAACGTGTGTATTTTCTTGCCCTGAAGGATTTCATGGCAGATAATGGCGTTGATGCTAGACTTTTTATGTGGAGAGCAAAGACGTACAGAAGAAATGATTTCATGATTCAGATCATCATGGAAGGACCAACAGATCTTCTCTTTAACATGATGGTGAATAAGTGATGTACCTTTGGAGTTAGAAGAATTATAATAGTCTTTCAATTGGTGCAGATGTTTAACACTCACAATGGAGACAAATGGTTCCTCTTATTTCTAAAAACAATAACGCCGAGATCTTGAAGGACATCGTAGTTCCCAAGAAGTTCTATAGCCGTATCGACCTTGGTGTTCCCATCCTGAACGAGGTGTTCGGTGGAGTTGATATGCCCGGTATTCTTCCCGGCACTTCTTTTCTCTTCACTGGTACTCCTGGCGCAGGGAAGTCGACCATGGCTCTGCAGTTAGCTGATCTCTTTACCAAGAATGCAGGACGCAATGTTCTGTATAACATTGGTGAAGAGAATCGGTACATGGTGAAACTGCGAGCAGATCGTCTCGGATTGGTCGGTAACTTCTGCATCCAGCAGATCGAGGAAGTAGATGATCTCATCAAGTTCTGCGATGATCTTGGTGTTGAGATTCTCTTCCAGGATTCGCTGCAGACTCTCCGTGACGGTGATCTTGGAGGGAACGCTCTTCTTAAGTCTGTCACCAAGAAGCTCCAGGCTTGGAAGGAACACAGCGATGTTACCATCTTCTTGATTGGTCATTCGACCAAGGGAGGTATGTTCGCTGGTCCTAATGAGATCAAGCACGATGTTGATGCTCACGCTCACCTGAAGCTCAACACTGATACTGGGAATCGTGCATTTGAACTCCAGAAGAATCGGTTCGGTCCTGCTGCGATTCCTTATGAGTTCTCGATCTCCAGCTCCGGTCTTGACTTCCAGGCAATGACTGTTGCTGTCGATGGTGAAGATGAAGAGAAGAAGCAGACCACTTCTCGAGCAGCTGATCGTCGTGAACGCATCTGCTCTTTGATCAAGGAGAAGATGTTGGCTGGCGAGAAGGTAACTGGTTACTGCTTCGAGAGGTTCGAGGTTGATTGCTCTGGCGGCTTCTGGCGAGGTATGTTGGCTCGTGCTTGCAAGGAACTCCAGAATGAAGGTCATAAGATCGGTGAGTCCAAGCTTGATGGGCGTCTCGCTAACTACGTGGAAGGAAAGTAATCATGGGAAACATTCTTAGCTGGTTGCTTCTTGGATACGGTGGATGGAAGCTTTGGGTCGCAATTCTCGGACTCGGACAGGTTCTTATCTGTCTTCCTCTCTTCCCTATTGCATTGGCCGCTGACTATCAGGAGAAGAAGAACAAGGAAAAGAAAGCTCTCGAGGAAGAGAGACGACTCAACGAATACAATCGAGTCAAGTACGATGTCTTGAAGAAGCCTGATGTTGATGAGAACGGTATTCCTTACCTCTAAAAATAGAAGTGTCCATCTAGTGAGTGATGATATATAATTACTTCTAGATGGACACGTAGTCTCCCTCGAAGTTCATGGAGTGAATTCAAATGGCAAAGTATTGGCTTAGTCCTCCCCCTGACACTTGTGACATCTGTGCCTCTCCGATTGACGATGAATTCATCGATGGGAAGACCAAGTACGGTCCTTGGGCGAATATGTGCCCGAAGTGTTTCCACTGTGATGATGAGTTCTGCAAGTCAATCACTCATAACATGGGTATTCGTCTTGGCATCGGATTCGGTCAGAGGTTTAGGAAGGAAGGAAAGAAGAAGGGCAGGGAGTGGGTGTGTGTCGAGGGAGATAGGGTTGGATGAAGGCCAAGATCTGCCCAGTCTGCAATAGAGGTTTTGTAATAAGCAGAAGCGATAGATCTACTTCTTGCTCAAGATATCCAGAATGTGATGGACAGGAATCTGTTTACTACGATTGGAATGTAGATCCAGAAGAAGATGCCGATGAAGCATGGGCAATGGGATTAGATATTGGCAGCATCGGAGATAGAGATTGAGGATTGAGACTGGTCAAAGAATGTACAGGGTTCGAGGACCTGATGGACTCTGGGTAAAGAAGCTCGGACCAGGTGTATTTGGTTGGGTAGAGAATGAACATGCTTCAATGATCTGGAAGAAGCTTCATCATCTTAAGAGAGACATGGAACATATCATGTCAGAAAAATATCTCGAGGGACTCCCAGCTGAAGCCATGCATGTTGTTGAATTTGAAGTTACAATTCAGAGAACCAGAAGGAAACATAGACTCACTGAGATCGATAGGTTCTATGAACCAGATCAGGAAGAGGAGTTCGATGGCTCGCCGGTCATTTGACGAATGGCTTCAGGAACTCAGAGTTCTTGTTGAAGATAGACTTGAGTCCAAGTTGGAAGATCTTCCAGAGTTTGATAAGGCAGATGCTCGTATGTACTTCAGAGATAAGAGTGCTCCAATCATGTATTTCGACGAATGCCTTGCTGAATCTGGAGAGTTTGATACCTCTCTATCGGAGATTGTAAGTGGCAAGTAATATTCTCTTTACGAACTGGGATGAACAGAGATGCTATCTCTTGAGGGAAAATGTGAGAGATCTTGCAGATTTATTCATTCGGTTTGACAACAAGACAATTTACTTCCACGGCTATATGCGGGAAGATAGGTTGAAGAACAAGAAGAAGATGACTCTTGGTCTTCACTCATATGATCCGCTCTTCGATAGGCATGACATCTATATCGATCCACAGAAGATTGAATTTTGTTTCGGATCTAAGATGAGAACTGGTGGTAATAGAATTGCTCCTGACATTCACATTGCAGTAGGCATGGTCCTTGCACATGAGATGCAGCATGCGAACCAGTATATTCATCACAATGGTCAGTTAAGCTTCTTTGGTAAGAAGAAGAGCAAGTACAAGACTCGGCCATGCGAACGTGAGGCAAGAAGTTTTGCAGATGAGAATGTTCAAGTTATTGCGAATGTTCTTGGCATTAGTATCTCGAAGGAAAAGCTTATTGATGTTCCTCAAGATGAGCTTAGTCTTATTGCAGATTGTCTCTCTGAGTCTGATGAAGTCACGGTCACAGACATTGTAGATGAACTTAGACAGTCTGGATTAAACAATGCTGTAAATGTTATGAAGGTGAAATCTCTTCTCCAGAATTTTACTTCTTGAATTAGAAGTGTTATTATATCACTGTGCCATTCCATATTTGCCCACAAGAAATTATGGCCGTAATGTTGGCACTCCCTGGAGTTGCCTATGTTTGTAATTGTTTGAAGTGCTGGCTCAAGAGGAGAAAGACTTGAACAAGAGGGATTATGTGGTTCTTTTTTATTGCACTTTCACTGCTTCTCATCATTGGTCTGTAATGAGAAAGGATCAATTCGATGATTCTAGACCTGCGATTGCCTGGCTTAAAAGACAGGTTTCATTTGTAGGATCTCAGTGTTATTGTAGTAGATGTCAACGTAACACAAGACCAACTTGGTTTAGAGTTGGTTGCATTGCTTCAAAGGAATACTGGGACTTCAAACGTGGATGGGATGGACTGGAAGAAGTTAAGGAGGCTGAATGAGTGAGGTCATCGAAGAGATGCGAGATGTGTTGCGCGAGCGCGAGGAGTTGATTGCCGCCGTAAAGACGCTGGAGCGGGTGTGTCGACAATTGCAGGCCAGCGTCGACGACATGGGCGAGGAGCTGGTGGCGACGCGCCTGCACCTGGACCACGCCGAGAGACAGCGCGATGCATACGCCGGCGACTGGCACACCGAGCAGCTTGCGCACACGGCGACGATGGTTGAGCTGGACGCCGCCCTCGCGCGGGTGAGGGAGTTGGAGGCCGAGATAGCCGACGCCTTTGATGCCGCAGTGCTGCGTGGTGCCAAGCCGACGACGCTCAACGGTAGGCGTAAGACATTGGTCGAACTAGTGACTGATGCACTGCACTCGTACCTGACGACGGAGATGGCATTCAAGAACGAGGTCATCCTCACAAACAGGGAACGCGCCAAGGTCGCCGCGCTTCAAGAGGAACGCGACGAACTAGACCGCGTACTCCACGGGCCTCCGGGTCAGCGCACGCCGATGGTGGCCGCGCTGGAGAAGGAGCGGGACGAGGCGCAGGAGAACTACGTCTACACCGAGAGCATGCGACAGGACTGCGCTCGCAGGTTCGAAGAGTGCCAGATTCAACACGCCGCCGAGCGCGCCAAGGTCGCCGCGTTGGAGTCTCAGAATAAAGAACTTAGGCATTTATGTGCAAGAGCACTCTCTAGAATACAAGGACTTGCTGAGCATGGAATTCAGAATGATTTGATAGAAACTCTTGCTCTTCTGAAGGATAAATAAAATGATCCTCGATGAGAATGGTATTCCATATAAGTGTCAAGATAAAGAAACTTGTGAACACAATGGCGCAGTTGTAACATTTGATCATGAAGCTGCCAAAGGTCTTGATACATATGAAATCAGGAAGCGATGGCCAAGATTCTTTGGTACATGTCCTGATTGTGGTTGTCAACTAATCAAGTATCATTCTAAGGCACATTATGTTTATGGAGACTGGTGACTAAGATTGGTCATATCTTTGGCTCATGGCTAAGCTGCTGTCCTTGGCTTCGCTGGTGTCGTAGATGTGGATTGATAGCTTTAAAGAATGAAAGAACAGAGAAGGCAATGAAAGCTGGATGCGAGGCTGATGATGATTAAGAAAACTCTTCTATTCAAAGTTGCTTACCCGTGGAACAGAGCAATCATCTGGGACATCTCTTCAAATGATCTCAGAGAGAAGAGTTATGTTGATCTGTTCAATATTCTTGATAGAGAGTTTAGAGCATATGAAGTCGGAGACTCTGTGACGTGGGCTCTTCTCTCCATGGCTCGTGCTGGTAATCCAGAAGCATGTGAAGCATTGCTTGTGTATAGACGTAATCGTGGAGGAGAGTTCTTTGAAGAAATTGAAGTCAAGGATTCTGGGTCTGGTGTCCCTGTTTTTGTCCGCCCTGAAGATAGAATCCATATTACATTCTGTGACCCCGAAGCAACCTCGGAAAAGAATCTCCCGGAAGAAGATGCCAAATAAAACTCTGTCTTACACACTTAAGTTCAGAAGAAAAGGAAAGTTGCTTGACGCAGAGATTCATCCCTACTTTGAAGACGCTGCACAATCTGCTATTGATTATGCTTCAACGTATTGCACTGCACGGTCCGCAATGGCTCTTGAATGTCTTGTCTTGAGTTGGGATGAACTTCTTGGTCCGCTTGAGTGGAGTGACGGTGAATACACCATCGTGATAGAGTCCTATCTGGCTAAGCATAATGCCCGTAAGGATAACGATTGTAAGATTATTCAGTTGTACTCCTCGTCCAAGGTGGGATAAAATACTCATATGACTCCAACAGATGACATCATTCCATTGTGGGGCCCAGAGTGGAAGCAAGATAAGCTTCCTATTCTTGTGTGGCCATTTCATGAAGCTCCAGAATCTCTTCGTAAGTTGAGCACGAGTGGTGGAGATGAAGATTGGATTGCTCATGTTCCTAAGCATTTCGCAGGTAGATACATTGCCTGGCTTGAGACTGGTGGGTTTGGTGTTTGTGATGTTGAAAAAATTGAAATCGCAGATGGATCAATTGTTTACATTGGGAGCCACGCGTGATTGAAGTAAATGATGGAGATGTTCTTTTCGAACTCATGCTCGATGAACCAGATCCAGATGATCTTGGTCCAGCTTCAGATGAATGGATTATGAAAGTTGCTGGTACTGTCCCCAAGGATCTTCTCGCTGAGATGATTACGAACATAGAGAAAGAGATTGTCGGCAACGACGGGTCAGATACAATTTCAACAGATCTTCGTTACATTATGGCAATGACGAAGCGAAGACTCAAGAAGGCTTTATCAGTTCAGGTTCACATTTAAGGAGACCACAATGACGAAGGACGAGAAGAAGGAAGAGAAGAAGCAGATCGAGGAAGACAAGGCGAAGATTGAAGCTCGCAGAAAGTTCAAGATCATTCGCAAGGCTCGACGTGTTGCTCGTCGGACTGCACTGAAGGCTCAAGGTTACAAGCCGAATCGTCGCATGACTAAGTGTAAGAAGTCCGGGAAGGATCTCAAGGAGATTAAGACGTGAGTCTAAGACCTCAGGACTTCGATGATCTTGATGAGACTGCAAGGATCCTGAAGTTCAGTTTCAACAGCTTCATCAAGTTCTCTGATGAATGGAGACCTCTTGTAAACTATATTCAGGAGGTTGCTAAGCAGTGTTATGAATCTGGTCTCATGGATGGAAAGCGTGAAGCGGAGAAGAAATGAAATTTCCGTCTCTTCTTCCTCCTGAAGACTGGAGCAGCATTGCATTGATAAAGTGTTATTACAAAATAACATTGCCATACCAGATTCGTAAATGGTTTAGGATGGAAGTCAGACCTTTGTTTTGTAGACATACAAGATCTTATAATGACATTAACTGGGGACACACGTATAGAAAGTGTGGTAGCTGTCATAAGGTCTTAGATGATCTTCGAAAGGATCCAAAATGAGTGTTGATACTTACACTGCAGTAATTGATACTGCAATTCTTGCTCTGCTTCTTGCATGGTCTTATATAGATCGTAATAACATCTATTTTAAGAAATAGAATCTAGATTGTACTTCTTGTGATGGCTGTTATAAAATAGAATCTATGAAGATAGAAAACCATGTTGTCACCCCAGTTTCTATACTTGAACGTGGAGAGAAGTATAGAAAGTTCTGGGTGAGCGGATGGGCTTTTGGTACACTTTGTATTTGCGCCATGGCATATATGGGTGGACTGGTGAAAGCCCACCACGACGACATGCAGGAGATCAAGAAGACCAAAGATGAGATGACCAGGCTGATTGGTAACATGAATGGTTATCTTGAGAAGTTTACAACCGCAGCAGCTGCTCAAGAAGAGCATACGAAGCTTGTGATACAATGGGCTGAATATATCAAGAGCAGAGATGAGATGTCAAACTACAATCGGAAGAATCATCCCGATCCTTTTGCTGGAGTGGCCGGTGGAAAATAGATATTGTAACATCTGTAAAGCTCCTTGGCACCCTGCGTCGGGACACTACATCTCTGAGACGATGGTGTGGTGTGGACCTTGCACTAAGTCTTGGGTGAAGGAACTGTGTGGCATGCAACATAGACGATGGGGCGGTCTGAAGTTCTATGAACATGCAAAGGTGCCACCTGAGACTTGTCATGAGTGATTCTAATAAAGCAAGATTCGGTACGAATTGCAAGAAATGGAAGGACACTGTTCTTGCAAGCAAGAGCCAAAAGAAAGCGTATACTAGATTCAAGAGAAAGAGATCCAGAAAAGAAAGACACGCTGAAAATTTGAATGCCAAGAAGGAGATTGAATGAGAGCTTTTATTCTTGTTAGAGTTCGTGGTGATTACAGTGACGCTCTGACTTCTCTTGTTCGTGGGTATTCAGTCAAGGAAAATGCAGAGTATGATCTAGATGTTTTAGAAAAAAGTGAGGTCGCTAGAGTGAAGGCTGTTTACAGCTGGGAAAAACAAAATAGAACTCGCTTCGAGATGGCTTGTGAATTACCAAATGGTGATCTTCGTACTCAAACATTCAACGAGTATTTTGGTGAAAGAGAACCTCTCATGAGGCCATCACCAGCCATCGAAAAAATTGATCCAGACAATATGTGGAGTGATCGTTATTATATTGAAGAAGTAGAGATAGACTAGTTGTACCTCTGGAGATAGAAGAGTTATAATAGCTTCATGATCAACATGGAGAGTGCAAATTGATTCCTGCTGCTAACGTAAGAACTGTGGCAAGTCGTGGCGTGATGGCTGGTGCAGAGTTTGGTATTTCTCTTGAAGACTCTGCACACATCATGACGATCCTTCGGGATACGTTGTACACTGACAAGATCATGGCTGTTCTTCGAGAGTACTCTGCAAATGCATGGGACTCTCATCGAATGGTCGGTAAGCCTGAGATGCCTATCAAGGTAATCATGCCGACCTACACAGATCCGACGTTGACCATCCAAGACTTCGGCGTTGGTCTGAGCCGAGATGATGTGTTCAACATCTATACACAGTATGGTGCTTCAACCAAGCGTGATAGCAACACAGCCGTTGGTATGCTCGGCATCGGTTCCAAGAGTGGATTCGCATACTCTGACATGTTTACTGTCACTTCACGATTTGGTGGAGTCAAGAGTGTCTACTCTGCAATGCTTGATGCGTCTGACAAAGGCATCATCTCTCTGATCGGTGAGGAACCTTGCGGAGATGAGACTGGTATTGCCATCGAGATTCCTGTTAAGACTGAGGATATCGGAGAGTTTGAGGCGAAGGCTTGCCAGCTTTTCCGTCACTTCGATCCTCGTCCTGATATCAACATTGATCTTCCTGAGTTGCCAGATCTTCTTGGCAAGTTCAAGAATGGCACTCTGTACAACAAGAACATGTACGATACTGGTACGATCGTTGCAGTCATGGGTTGCGTCCCATATCGATTGAACCTGAACCAGGTAGCTAACTTTAAGGAAGGTATGCCACAGTATATGTGGCAGCTTAATGGAGCTCTTCACTTCGACATCGGAGAAGTCCATATCAATGCTTCACGTGAAGAGTTGAAGTACTCTGACCACACAAAGCGGAATGTTCTTGATAAATTGAACAAACTTGTTGAGGAGTACATCATTGAATCTGTGAAGGCCATCGATGATCCAAACACTTCATGCTGGGATAGACGCATCAAGGCACAGGCTCTTCAGGCATTTAATGTTCTTGTTCCAAAGCATGTTAGGGGTTTTTGCGACAACTATGTTAAACTTGAAAAGCATATCCCAACGATTGAAGTTGACAGTGGTTTGAACGATGGTAAGAAGAGAACCATCAAGCTGTTTCACTTTACTGGCAAGAAGAAGAAGGATCAGGTCGATTCGATCTATATCAACAGCAAGGCAAGGATCATCATCAAGGATACTCCGAAGTCTGTTCGCGGGTATAATCTTGGCGACCATGATATCGTCGTCTATCCTAACCGTGAACATCTTAAGAGCTTTACTGATCTACGTACGTTCCTTGATTGTTTGTTCACGATCACTGATTTGACTGGCATTCCTATTGTCAACATCTCTTCTCTTCCATGGGAATCAAATCGCAGGGATACTGGAGATAGGGTTGCAAATCCGAAGCATGGCCAGAAGTTCTTTGTCTACAACAACAGTACTTGCACCTCGTGGAGACGCAAATCGCGTGGTGAATCAATGGCATGGGACATCGTTGACCATGTTCCATCGAAGGAAGATGTCTACGTAGAGATTGAACACTTTAAGTGTAATATCGATCTTCCTCGCATCTATAGTTCAGACAAGATTCTGTTTGAGAAGTTTGGAATCACGATGCCTCCAATCTATGCATACAAGATTGGCAAGCGCAATCCTTCATGTGCTCGTCTTGGTACTCACTATGAAGTGTGGCGCAAGGAAACTGCTCAGAACATCATGAAGAACAAGACGTTCATCGAACTTCTTGAAAGAGATTCATGGGTGAAGGCTGTCTATGAGCCTTACTCATATGAATACAATCAGCCAAGTTCTAAGACAGTGAAACATCTCAAGACTCTTGGAGAAGGACATCTTGTCTATGAGTTCTTTAAGACCAGAGAATACTACAAGAGTCTTTTTGCATCTGAGAATGCAAGCGCTCTGATCAATACGATGAAAGGCATTCTCACAGATGCCGATATGAAAATCGACAGTGAGATTCCAATGGAAAAGGTCGAGTTGATTTATAAGACTTACCCAATTCTTTCCATTCAGGGTTTCAATCTTGTGAACCTTATGTTAAAATCAGATGATAGTGAAAAGCTAATTAACTACATCAAGATGGTTGACTCTCAAAAGGACGGTGTATAATGAATTACACGATGACGAATGACACTGTAACTGTGTATCACAACGGCAAGAACAACACTGTTCGGCGAGGGGCATCGAACTTCATGCAGCTTCGCAATGCTCTGGCTGCAGAGGATTGGGTTGCAGCTGAGCTGGCTCTTTCTGTGAAGACTGCTCTGCTTGCATGGGCCAAGGGTAAGTTCAAGATTGAAGGAAACATTATCACCCATGATGGCGAGGAACTTCCTCAGGCTCTCTCTCAGCGAATCATGAAGATGTCTGAGCTTGGTGAAGATGCAGGACCGGTCTGTAAGTTCTGGGAGAAGCTCAAGAAGAATCCTTCAAAGCGATCAGTTGATCAGCTCTGGCCGTTCCTTGACCAGAAGGGAATTCCTTTGACTCCAGAAGGTAACTTCCTTGCCTATAAGGGTGTTCGCAGCGACTTCAAGGATGCTCATTCTGGAATGTTTGATAACAGTCCTGGTGCTGTCAATGAGATGCCTCGCAACAAGATCTCCGATGATCCCAACGAGGCATGTCATGAAGGGTTTCACGTCGGTGCTCTTGAGTACGCCAGAACCTTCTCTGAACGTGTGGTCATTTGTGAAGTCGATCCCGCCGATGTTGTCTGCATTCCTTACGATCATTCTCACCAGAAGATGCGAGTCTCCAAGTATAAGGTCATCGGTAACCACAATGGACAGTTCCTGTCGAATACTGTGAACGATGCAGAGATTCCTGATATCGACGTTGACATGGATGACGATGACAATCAGTGTCAGGATGGTGATTGTGGTTGGTGTGACAACTGCGACGATGAACAGAATGATGAACCCTGTGATGACTGCAGTGGGTGTGATGACTGCGATCCAAAGGAAGAAGTCAGAGTTGTTGCACCAGTCGGCTTCATTGTCCCGAAGAAGTATGACAGGTTTCAGAAGCTTGAAACCTTTCAGCTTTTCAACGAGACCATGGAAACTCTTAGGGATTACGCTCGAAATGGCCTGAAGATCGTCGGTGCATCAAAGATTCCAGGTGGGAAGATTGCATTGGTCGATGTCATCGAGAGGACCAGAGACTCACGGAAGTGATCTGAGTTGTACTTCTTGAAGTGAAAGGGTTATAATAGCTTCATGATCGACTCCAACCGTCAATGGTCAGAGCAGCAGAAGGTTATTTTCAATCACTTCAAGACCGGTAAGGGGAACGTGGTGGTCAGAGCTCGGGCTGGTACCGGGAAGACCACCACGATCCTCGAGGGGATTAGCTACGCTCCTGAAGGCAAGATTCTTCTGGCTGCCTTCAACAAGAAGATCGCCGAGGAACTGAAGCTTAAACTCAAGAATTCTAATGCTGAAGCCAAGACTCTGCATTCTATTGGATTTGGTTTCATCCTTCGGAACTGGACCAATGTGACTGTGGACGCAGACCGCGGTCTTCGTCTTGCTCGGCAGGCCATGGGTAACTCTGCTCCAGATCCTATTGTGTTGCTGGTTAAGCGACTGGCCGAGAAGGGGAAGAACATGTTTCCCTTTCCCACTGAAGCTCAGATGGTTGATACTGCATATGCATTCGACCTTGAGCCTGATGAACAGTGGGAGGAAGATGGTTGGAACATCGATGCAGTTGTTATCGGTGCAATGCGAGCCATGGAACTTGCCTGCGTCAAGGACGGAACCATCGACTTCGACGACATGGTCTTCCTTCCCGTCCGTAATAAGTGGGTCAAGGGTCGTTATGACATGGTCGTGATCGATGAAGCTCAAGACATGAATGCAACTCAGATCACTCTGGCTCGTGGAATTTGCAAGCCAACTGGCCGAATCTTCGTTATCGGTGATGACCGCCAGGCAATCTATGGCTTCCGCGGGGCAGACTCTGGTTCCATTGATCGTCTTAAGAAAGAACTGAATGCAACCGAAACTGGTCTGACCATCACTTACCGTTGTCCTAAGATGATTGTCAAATCTGCCCAGAAGCTTGTTCCAGACTATGTGGCTGCTCCTACTGCACCGGAGGGTGTGATTGAAGATATTGGCTTTGAGAAGCTTCATGAACTTGCTGATCGTGGCAATTTCGTTCTTAGCCGTAAGAATGCTCCTCTCGCGAAGGTATGTCTCCGTCTTCTCCGTCATGGTAAGCGTGCTATGATCGAGGGTAAGGACGTTGGTAATAGTCTTGTTGCTCTCGTGAAGCGTGTGGGTGGCAAGAGCATGCCTGACTTCCTGACCAAGCTGACCAAGTGGGAGGAGAAGCAGATCAAGCGCTTCAAGGCTATCGGTAAGAAGTCAGCCGAAGACAAGATCGAGGGTGTGAGGGATCAGGCTGAAACTCTCCGAGCTCTTGCTGAAGGTATGGCTGGTCTCAAGGAACTTCAGACTCGGATCTCTTCTCTCTTTACCGAGACTCCTGGTGGAAAGGCTGACTACATCATCTGCAGCTCTGTCCACAAGAGCAAGGGTCTGGAGTCTGATACTGTCTTCATCCTTCGTGATACGCTTTATCCTGGTGGTCGGATGGACCTCGAGGAGCAGAATATCGAATATGTAGCTATCACTCGCGCCAAGCGGAAGTTGGTGTGGGTTAACGGAGTCTCATAATGCCAAACATATCATCTCTCGTAGACAACATTATTGGTGCCGCAAGACGGTACAAGAAGAACCAACGGCATAGTGGTGGGCGCTATGGCAAGATCTTCACGACGAATCAACTGATAGACGAGATTGCCGAGACGCTGTTATTGGCTAGAAATGCAGATTATCAATATCTCTTCAGAGCTTGTGATGTTGGTCCAGTTGCTGAGGAACTTGCTACGCTGATTGAAAATTCAACCCCTGAAAGAATTCCACTTAAGGGTAGGAAGAAGTGAACAAGATTATCTTTCTAGATTTCGACGGTGTCCTCAATACAGAGAGCACTGTTGAACGCATCACTGTTCCTCCATGGTCTGGAATTCGTGGACTAGATAATGAAAAGGTTGTTCTTGTTTCAGATCTTGCAATTGAAACTGGAGCCGATGTTGTTATCTCTTCATCATGGAGATATCATTTTGACATGCCAGATCTTAAGCAGCTTCTTGTAACCAGAGGTTGGAAAGCCAATATCATTGGGATGACTCCAATAAAGTTAAGTCTGGATCGTCAGGATGAGATTGCTATGTGGATGGAATTAAATGGAAAGCCAGATAAGTTTCTTGTTTTAGACGATCTTTACACAAGATACAAAGATAATCAAATTCTAACAAATGATGTCGAAGGATTTCACGCTGGTCTCTATGAGAGAGCTCTGAAGATTCTTGGTGATTAAAGTTTTCTATCTTGAGTGAAAGGTGTTATAATCTTCTATATGAAAGACAACTCTCTAGGCTTCACAGACGAGCAGCTTGAATCTCTTACAAGAGCTCTTACCGAGAGACTGAACAGCTTCTCTCTCTTTCCTCACCAGCGTCTTGGCTTTCCTCCTTTTGCTCAGGGAAAGGATGTCGATCTTCCCAAGCTTTCTGCCGAGGCAACCTTGAAGAATTTTAAGATGGAGTTCAAGTCATGAGCACTCCGCGCAAGAAGATTCTCCGCAATGCAGCAAAGTGCAGGCTTTGTCATGATGTAATCGAATCAAAGGATCGCCATGACTTCGCTCAGTGCAAGTGTGGAGAGATCTTCGTTGATGGAGGTCTTGATTATATCAGAGCTGGTGCCAAGAACTTTGATAACTTCGAAAGTCTTGCTGAAGTTGAAGGAGATCAAGATGAGAAAGAAAGTAAAGCCTGAAGTTAAGCCTCGGAATTTTGTTCTCTGTCCTGCCTGTAATTCAAAGTCTAAAGTTTTGTACAGTGAGATGGGTGGTCTACAGACCAGACAGTGTAGATATGGTCATAGATTCGAGTATGATAAGTGGATTGCAGATAGATTGTTCTGGAATCCTGTCGCCAACCCGTATGGAAAGGCTCGATGAATTACTTTACTTCTGACACTCACTTCTTTCACTCGAACATTATCACTTACTGTAAACGTCCATTCACTTCTCGTGAGGGTGATAAGGAAGTTCCTGATGCGTTCTACATGAATCGTGAGCTGATAAAACGGTGGAATGATCGTGTCAAGCCAAACGACATCGTCTATCATCTCGGCGACTTCTCAATGGGTCCAAGGAATCTTCTTCCTACAATCCGCAAGAAGCTTAATGGAACGATCGTCCTGATTCGTGGCAATCATGATAGATCTCCAGCCACTATGTTCGAAGCTGGTATAGATCAAGTTCATGAAGATCTTATGATGATGCTCGATGGTCATACAGTTTATATGCGTCATAAGCCACTTGGATATGGAGAACCACTCAAGTCAGAGTTCATGTTCTGTGGTCATATTCATGAGCGGTGGCGTCGCATTGGTAATATGATCAATGTCGGCGTCGATGTCTGGGATTATACTCCAAGAACTTTTGAAGAGCTTATTGCTGCTCCTGAAGATAAGGATACACACCGCTCTGAGGAGAATGACGAGTGAAACGAATTCTAATCTCTGCACTTCTTCTCTTCATGAGCTGCGCTGCTGTGAAGACAACTGAGAATGAAGTGGCAATCCACATTAGACAAGGTGGATCTCAGTGTTCCACAAGCATCTGTGGTATCACAGCTCAGAATCTTTCGAAGGAAGAATGTATGTTGTTCAATGACTTCGAGTTTGAATTCTTCGGAGCTCTTACTTCACAGACAAAGATTACTGGCATTCAAGCACAGACTGCGTGCACAAGACTTAGAAACTGGAATGTTGTCGTGGTTGATGCTGACAACCACGGATCGTGGCAGCTCGGTAAGACTTGGGTCGATGGAGCAACAACTTGCAAGTCAAGGCTTATTTTCGTAGGACTTCCCGCTGGGTATATTCTCTCAGCTCTTCCTCATGAAATGTTTCATGCCTTAGAATGTGTTCTTGAAACTCCAGTTAGTGATGACAAGCATTTTGCCTGGAAAGAAAAAGGTTACTGCGATGTCATTTCTAAGATGAGCATGAGGCCAGATGGATGCTCAAAGGATTAACATCTGATCACCCACGTTGGCATATGGAGTGACGAGGCCTATCAGCCATTAGAATACTCATCCTATTAATCTCGTCCCTTCTGAGTGTCACTGGCTCCCTTAGTGTACTTCTTGAATTAGACATGTTATAATCTTCTTATGAATAAGAAAGCCAAGATCGATCCGAATAAGTTGAAGACCAGAGACTACTTCATGTTGAAGGTTATTTCTGGTGTCACGAAGGCTGGCACTTTCAAGGACCGTAAGAAGCAGAAGAACAAGATGTCTTGCCGTGAAAATATTTCGAGGGAGATTTGGTCATGAAGCCAGTTGAAGTCATTTGGTTTCCGAAGCTCTGTCCTCACTGCAAGGGTATCATGCGGTGGGCGTATGTTCGCTGGGTTTGTTTCCGTTGTGAGGAGAATGAATGAGCACTGCAAACTTTGGAAACATTGTTGGTCGAGATGTTTGGTTCTCTAAGGTCATCGATGGAGACAAGGACAAATACGGCACGATCATTGCCGCTGACGTTGGCGATCGTGGCATTCGTGTCTATGTTGAAGATATCGTTCTTGGTTCAATCTGGCAGAGGGAACTGTATCTTGTTAAGTTTAACAAGGATCTAGAAACTGACGAGGAGTATCCATAACATGCGATTTGCTTTAATTCTCGGTATCATGCTTACAGGATGTATAGGATGTAGTCCACGTAACGGTCTTATCTCCACGATGTGCGGAGCTGCGCTTGTAGTAGATGATCATCCGTATCCAGCCTCGATGCAGTATGCCAGCTTTCGTCCTGAAGATCAATTGTTATGGACTCAGGAAGATCTAGACAATGCTGAGACTACCGCTATCGTTCATCTTAATGACCTTCCGACTCTGATGTCTGGAGATCATCTTTGCAATAGACTTAGAACAGTGACAATCATTCAGGAACCGAATTCGGTATGGATAGATCCTTGGAGGCGAGACGTTGCAGGGATGACAGAGTGTGACTTGTCACGCATCTATATTGGAACAGGACCATACAGAGATAATGCATATGCGCATGAACTTGCGCATCTTGCGCAGAATTGTAATTCTCCACTTCCTATCGACGAACATCTAGATTATGACCATTCCAATTGGAACCGAGACGGGATCTATGACGCTATATTTCTGTCTCAGGGATATGTGCGGAGCATTCATTGAGACTCGTTCTACTTCTGCTCTTCACTTCATGCATCTCATGGCAGCCTTCAGCTAGAGCCAGCGCTCGCTGGGCCGAGAGCCAGAGACTTAGGCAATGTCTGGAGTCTACAAATTGTATGTATCCTCAGCTCTGTCGTGAGGAATCTAATGTGAGATGTAGAGCTATGGGACTTGAACGTGGCTGTGGTATCGATGATCTTTGGGGAAGACCTTTGAACTGTAATAGGAATTATTGATATACTTCTGGAGATAGAAGTGTTATAATGGTCTCATAATGAAAACCACCACTACTGAAAAGTATACCCTTGGTAAGTACCACCTCGAAAACAGCATGGAGAGGATGATGGATCTCGTATGCTGTGGTCTGGAGAGCGGAACTTATGGTTCCTTCTGCATTGTTAAGTACGTGAAGCCTGAGAAGATTGAGTTCACGATCGATACTATTGGAGGCAATACCAACTACGCAGATTGTGCAGTCTACAAGCACATCGACTATCCTTTCAATCACGGTGGTGCTGTGATCTTCAAGATCAAGGATGACTACTGCGATTCCGAGGAAGATGACAAGCAGCGCTTCACTCTTGATCGTGAGGCTCTCATGCGCGGCATGCAGATTCTGATGGAAAAGTATCCTCGAATCTACGGGGACTGGATCAAGGATAACGAAGACGCTCTGACCGGTGACGCTTTCATCCAGTGTTGTCTTCTTGGGGAAGTGGTTTATGGTTAACGCGAACGACCTGTTCTTGAACATCTGGTCTTCTAGACTTAACTCTGAAGACTACGATCAGCCGGGATCAGATGACTGGGAAAAGAATCGCAATCGTATTCATCATGATTACTTGAAAGCTTGGATCGATTGCCAGAAGCTTGTAGAGCATCTGAACCAGTTTGATTATCTTTCGAATGCTGTTAACACGATCAAGTCAGAGACTCAAAGTACTGGTCCATGTATGTGTGGAAGTATTGAATGCAGTGTCTGCGGTATGGAGGACGTATAATGCCTGACGTAGATGGTATCCCGATTGAGAAGTATAATCGCCTTGTCTGTGATGCGATTGAAGACATTGAACGAGTTGGTGGATATATCTCGTTCAGTGGCCAGAGTTCATGTGATGACCTTGAATCTGGTTGCCTCGGTTGGGATGGAGTTTCTTACCGTTGTTCTTGCGGTAACCGCAGAGTTTACTGGGAGATCTCGGATGACGGAGAAAGTGTATATGCCTGTGCCAATTGATAACTCTTGTCTAGAAGCTCAGAGGAAATTGAATGTTGTTATCCGCAAGTTCAACGATGCTTGTAATGATTCAGACGATCCTGTCGGAACTCTGATGATCATGAAGGAGATGGCCAAGATCTATTCTGAACTTAAGCATCTCCTTGAACCGAGTTCTGGTTAGACGTTCTGGTTGCCAGCTGAGTCGAAGGCAAACACTCTGAATGTTGGGTTAGCTCTCCATCCTCCAGCTTTAAGTACAGAGAATTGTGACCCGCTTACCAGAGCAACGAGAGTGCTTGAACCACTGTAGTTCGGAGCAAAGTTATCTCCATCGTGGATGACATCGTAGTCTCCATTAGAGAACTGAGCAACAAGCATTATTCTGCCGAATCCAGTATCGTCTGTCACGTCCAATGTTATCGGAGTCGTGGCATAGATTTGTGTACCAGGAGCAGGTAGAATGTTGCTGACCTCTGGAGGATTACCTCCAGATGAATTTCCACCACCTTCTAGATCACCCTGAACCCTGTCTGGGAGTGATGCCGATCCAAGGTAGACTTCCCAACGGATTAGGTTGGTGAGGTCACTGGCTGTCGGTATGAACCCGTAGAGGCCATTGGCTAGAGGTACTATGGTTGGTGGCGTAACTGGTGTCCCGTCTGGTTTGTCATAGACAACAAACGTCGGTGTGAGACCAGACTGTAGAGATCCAGTTAGATCATACGCAGGGAAGAATACTTTAGATCCACCGACATAACCAGCTCCATATCTCGGATTAGAACCAGACTTACAATCTATAATATACCCGACACCGTCCGTGATGTCTAATGCCGGGCTTGTGAAAGTATAGGTGCCACCACTTAGATGTGTGATTGTTGGCTGTGACCGAGCAACATTGCTTATATCTCTGTAAGCTATGAACGTCGGCAGAGCTCCAGTAATTGGAACTCCAGTATCACTCGTCAATAAAAATGATGGCATTTAAAATCCTTTCTTAGACCACTGAACCACTTACCACTGTTGGATCACCAACATCTGGTAATGCATTGACGAAGTTATCGTACTGAGTTTGCTTAGATACAGCGAAATCAGATGCCGCTTGATTAAGTTGCATGTCTAAAGCGTAAAGCTTTACCTGAAGAATTGTGATAGCATCTGCGATTTGATTACGTAGATGTTGCTTATTCGTAACAGATGGATCTGCCTTAATCGCGTCTATTGTTGCCTTTCCCTGTTGTTTTCCTACTCCCATGTTTTGTTTCCTCCTAAGTTATCCTTCAGCCAAGTATGGCGGAATTTGATCTAAATAGATATAACCCCAAGCTCCGAGTGAGTATTGAAACTGTCCGGTTGTACTATCAAGAGTTTCGAGACCATTAGCTGAGCCAGAGTTTGTTCTTGTTACATATACCATTGCATTCCCTGGTTTATAGCCAGCTGGCATCGTAAATATTGGATCTCCGGCAGTTGGTGCACCAGTTGGTAGATAGACAACCCCTCTGAAGTGTACGAAACCAAGGGCGTCCTTCATGTATTGTGCGCTTGACAATGACGCCCAAGCTCCAGAATATGTAAAATTCTGCCAGGCTTGTGTAGGGCCTATCTTTCCAGATTTATCAACATATAGTTTCTCAGTGTATGTTCCACCGATTCCTGTACCAACAGATAGAAGCTTTGCACCTGTGTTTACTGACGCGTCACCGATTACTGTTCCGAGCTTGACAGCAACGTCCGTTGATGCAACTCCAAGATCTGACATGAGAGTTAGAGATGCAGATACGGCACCTAGAGAACCAGATTTGTCAACGTATAGTTTTTCTACATCTGCATTTCTGACGCTTACAAGCTTAGCACCGTTCGAATTCCATACATTTATTGAATTGACAATCAGTCCCTTTGCCGTAGTTGAATCTGCAACTTCAGTACCAAGTCTCATGCCAGCAGAAGTTGATCCCCATTGAATGCCTGCTAGCGAACCAGCATTCATGTAGATCGAGTATGATACGTTTACTAAAGGAGCTACTGCGCCACCAGCACTAAATTGACAGATATTAGAACCTTGCGAAGACAACATAACCCCACCAGTTCCAGAAGCATACAAGATAAGCTGTGATGGATGAGTGATTCCTCCATCTTTATCAACGTAGATTTTCTCAGTTCCATTATTCTGAATGCTAAGTATCTTCGCTCCGACTGTAGAAAGTGTGTTTCCAGTGTTTATAATATTTGCAACGGCAGTAGAACTATTTGCTACACCACCTTGAATTCTGCTATTCGTAGCTCCATACATTGCTCCTTGCGCAGAATCAAATGTAACCCATGAAGCATTATTCCACGATAATCTTGTCCCTACAGAACTGTCTATACTTAGACTACCAAGCGACGCTCCAGATCCAAGAACGAATCCACCGCTAGCTCCTTTGCTGAATGAAGCATATTCTGTTTCAGATCCACTTATTCCAGATCTAATTGATAGCAGCTTTGCACCTGTGTTTACTGAAGCGTCACCGATTACTGTTCCGAGCTTGACAGCAACATCCGTAGATCCAGTTCCATTTGATGAAGCTGCAATAAATTGTCCATCTCTCATTACCTTAACTGCGTCTTGTGTTCCAATCTTTAGACGATATGCTGGTTGAAAGAAATCTAGATTTGTAGGTGCTGAGAAGTTGAACGCAGGGATACTTGAAGTAACCATCGCCGCAGTGCTTACTGTGAAACTCATCAAGTCTGCTACGCCGTAAGTATTTGAATTTTGTAAGAATGCCATTCCCCAGTTTTCGCATACAACACCCGGAGACGTGTTTGAATAATTTCCAAAGGCAACTACGCCAAGTCCAATTGGTTGGTACCAGTAACCTCCCCACCCAGAAGATCCACCAGTTATAAGCATTCCAATTCTATTAGTTTCAACTGGAACTGTGACCTTAGCTACAGGAAGTGTTAATGAGGCTCCCTTTGATATTGAAAAATACTCTACTTCAGATCCACCAATACCAGTTCTAACAGAGAGAAGTGGAGCTGTGCTTGCAGAAACGTTAGCTATTGAAGTTCCAACCTTCACAGCGATATCTGCTGATCCTGTTGCCATTGCAGAAACTACAGTTGCAAGACCTCCGCCAGACCCAGCTTGCATTGTAACACCAGTCGGTGTTGCCCCGATCATATTAACGCCGTAATCCATTCTAGCGCCATATGTACTGTTTAGTGTTGCTATAGCAACTCCACCATGACCAACCATTGCACCGAATGGTTTGAATGCCATATGCTCAACGTAAGTTCCACCATTGGCCATCCCCGCACCAACTGATAACAGTTTCGCGGCTGAATTAAGAGAAGCATCAGCAACTCTCGTGCCAAGTTGAACAACCACGTCTGACGCACCCGTTCCATTTCCACCCTGAACATAAAGTTTACCGCCGGAATTTAGTGTTAGACCAGGGAGTAAATCTAAACCAGTAGATGCAGCTGCTGCCAATGCATAGTTTGTCGTAGATGGAGTAAAACTTCCAGCAGCGATGTTCAGCCAAAGCGCAGAGGCTCCGATATTTGCATTATAAGAACCAACAGCAGCTGCAACCCCAGGCGTTAATGAACTTCCAGACGTTGGAGATCCAGAAACTATAAGTGCATATGGACTCTTGATTACACCAGAAGAACTTAGAATAAGAGTTGTTCCACCCTGATATTGGATGTCTAGAATATTTCCATTGTTACTTGCTTGAGCAGCTTCAAATAGAAATGCTGGTGATGCCAATCCAGAATATGAATTCGATCCCTGTGTAAATTTTAAGCTTCTAGCATATGACTTCATGGCAAAGAAACCATCGCCGATACCTAACTGACTTCCTCCACCAGAATACCAACCACCAAAGTTAAGACCAGTATCACCAGCACCGTTATTGTAAATTGTGATTCCAGCAACATGAGTCTGAGTTTTACAATCGATGTTTAGAATACCGCCACCAAGTGGACCTCGGCTGACATAGACATACTCTGTTTCTCCGGCGCCAAGTCCTAGACCAGTTCTGACAGAAAAAAGCTTAGATGTTGTACTCGTCGCACCATCTATTATCTTCGTTCCAACTTTCACAGCAACATCGGCTGCCGCCAATGTTCCAGTTGTGTAACCAGATATTATAGAACCAGAGTTCCAGGATCTTATTTCTACTGGAGACGCGTAACCTTGAACATATAAAGCGCTGCTATCAAAATAAATCTTATCGAATGCTCCCCATGAAATAGAACCACCGTAACCATATCCTCCAGTTCCAGCTGGAAGATTGATTGCTGGTGTATTAATACCTGGTTGAGCTATCGTTAGAGACCCTGCGTTGTTTATGTTCACACTTGCAGCAAAAGTCTTAGCTCCAGAGAATGTTTGAGCTGCAGCATTGACAAGACCTCTGAGAGATCCACTTGCATCTGGAATTGGACTTGGCTGAAAGTTGCTCATTCTCTATCTCCTCACGCTGCCGACACTCTATAAATATAACAAGCTTCTAAATCTATTGGATTTTTAGTGTATCTCTTGAAATATAAGTGGTATAATTTCTTATGACTTTGAGTGAAAAGAACAAGCTCAAGATTCATTTCTTTAAGGATTGCAGTGGTATACACTGGGGAGAACACTCTCGTTCTGTGATAGAAGATATCTCGAGGATTACCTGCGGACAATGCAAGGGAAGGATTCTTGAAGTTCTACGTCAGAAAGATTGGTCAACTCTCGGTCAGGAAGAATTAGAAGTTCTTGAGATAGCAGCTTACTTTGCAAATCTGGAAGATAAATAGTATACTTCTGGATGTCTAAATGTTATAATGGTATCACAATGGAGACAGCCATGACTTACCGAGTTACTAGAAGGTTCTATAGGGGCGACCTCCAAGGTGAACAGATTGTCGAGGAAGGTTTGAGTCTCGAGGAAGCTCAGAAGATTTGCAGAGATTTAGAATCTTCAAGTCGCACTTGCAGTAACGAAGACAATGTCAAGTTGACTGAGATGTTCGGTCCTTGGTTTAACGGATACTCGGAGGAATGATGAAGCGATTCACCGTGATGCGAAAGTATGTTGAGACCTCTATTCTTGAGATCGAAGCCGAGTCTGAGGAAGATGCTCTCGATCTTGCAGATCAGCAGGAAGAATTGTTCGAGTGCGTTGACTCTGATACAGAGACGTGGGTGACTGATGTCGAGGAGATTGAACCCGAGGTAAAGGAAAAGAATTATACTGGTTTTGGTTGTTAGATAGATGTCTGGTCCCGTAGCTCAGCTGGATAGAGCAACAGCCTTCTAAGCTGTGGGTCGCTGGTTCGAGCCCAGCCGGGATCACTTGTCGAGTACCTGAATCCGAGAGGGTTTGTTATGCTCCTCTGGTAAGCCATTAAGTGTCTGAAGGATCCAGGGCATCATAATAGAATCCTGGGTAGACAACAAATTGGAGATAAAATGACTGAACTTGAACAGATATTGACCGACAATGTAATTGAAGCTCGTCAGGAGATTGAAAAGCTTCGACAGGAATGTCAGAAGATTCACGATAAGCTTAACGAAGTAATTGACGTTTACAACTATCACTCTAGATTCAATGTTCACGGCGGAAACTCTGATACTGTAGATGTTCTTATCCCATGAAAACTGTTAAACTCAAGACATACATGTTGTGGCATAATGGGAAGTACCTTGGCAAGTTTACTCGAACTGTAGTGCTACACATAATTCGGGATCCTTATAACACACTTTTGCTTACAGACATTGGTCGTCATGGTTTGTTTGTTTGGTCTCGCATAACAAACGATGAAAGGAAGCTGCATGTCTAGCAAATTTTCTCGCTACGAGCTCATGTCCGTAGAAGACATGATCGTTGATCTGAGTTTCTCAATGAACCCTCTCGACATCAAAGATAGAACTATCGTAGCAAACTTTCTTAGAAAGTATATTGCCCTTGATAAGTTCGAACGGACAATCATGGAAGCTAGAGGTGAAGTTCTCCGAACTCCTCAGATCAAGGTTGATCAATGAGAATCCCTAAACACATTCATCTCGACCTTGACTTCCCTTTCAAGAAAGAAAGCCTTTGGCCAGTCGTAACTCAGCATCAATCTTACTCTGAAGGAATCTGGTTTGATAAAGGATGCACGGCCGTCACGATCGGTCCTATTCGTGTTTGCATTACGTGGGAAGTTCCAAAGGAAAACTTAGATGACTGACGTCGAATTACTGGCGTTACTTGCTTTGTTCTGGATAATTTTGCTGACGGCAGATGCTTCAATGGATAACAAGAAATGAAAAAGTCTTTCGTATTAAATGTCATTCAGAGTCTTTACCCAGACATTCCTCCCTGCGAACATGGGAAACATTGTGGTGAATGCTTTAAGCCAGAAGATCTTATTGGTGATCCAGATTCAATCTTTGAAAGAATTGATGAACTTATTCTTGCAGAGAAACAATTGGATAAGCTTCAAGGTCAGATCAACATCATTACGAATACTTTGAAATCGATGAGAGTCTTGAAATGAAATTCAAACCTCTCGACAAAGTCAAGTGCGTTCAAGGATCTGAAGATACGAATCACTGTCCAGTTCTTGGAAAGACTTATACTGTTCTTCGTGCATACGAAGTGATTGTGCATGTGAATTGCTGTGATGAACATTCAAGGTTTCGTGCTACTCTCGATGATGTAATGGGTTGGAACGTGGATAGGTTTGAAAAGGTGAATGAGGATAACACTCTCAATTGTGATGGAGGTGGCCAAGATCACCTCCAGAGTGAACGAGATGTATAGGATGTGTGAATAGGTGGTTGAGCTTCCCTCGTCCCTTCTGAGTGTCACTGGCTCCCTTAGATAAATCATATGTACTTCTGGAAATAGAAGTGGTATAATGGTTCTACAATCAAAGGAGAACATACAATGATGAACCCCAAGCAGCTTGAGGAAGTTAAGCGTGGTCTCCGAAACACTTGGCAGATGATCGGTGGCGAGATTGCTCAGGGACGGGCTGTTCCTCGAGATGAGGTTATTGAGGTCGTGCTTGACTCTAGCTATCTTGAGTACGAGGGTCGCATTGACAAATCTCTTGTGAAGGAATTCCGCAAGCTTTCCTTCGACGAGCAGATCAAGATTGCCGAGGAATGCTTCCCTTGCCGGTGGTATGAATAAACTCTCAGATAAATTCTGGCATACAGTTTTCTGGTTGCTCTGGATAATTGTATTATTGGCAAGATTTTTCTCTGCCTGGGAGACCAGATGATCATCGAATTCTTGAAGGGTGTTGTAGATGTTCTCGCTAATTTCTTTCTGTATTGTATTAGCTTGATCATTACTTTTTTCGCAGTGTACTTGCTGATTACAGTTCTTGCTTACTTCTTGAAGTGGACCTGACAATGGCCATTGTAAATCATCAACCGTATTGTCCAGATTGTTTTGTATCAAATGGTGGACACCACACATGGGATTGTAATTACGCTGTCTCAGACTACAAGCCGCCCGTTAAGAAGTGTGAGTGCGGGGTAGTTGCGATTGGTTATAGCATCGATGCACCAGTACATTCTTGGTGGTGTCCTGCTGTCAAAAAGTAGTTTACATCTTGAAATGAAAGTGTTATAATATTCTCATGATCACACAGGAGAAACTTGAAGAGATTGTTCGGGACCTGACCATTGGTGCGGGGGAAACTTACAGCACCACGAACATCATCTATGCTGTCGAGAAGAAGATTGGCGAGCGTCTTAATCTCGCTCAGGAACGGATTGTCCAGCGTACTAATCACGAATGTCAGATGCGAATGGAGTTCCCGTGACCAAGGAAGACGTGATCGAGAAGTTCTGCATGATTGCCATGAACGTGATGGAGAAGCGGTTTCATTATAGTGAAGCAGCAGACTGCTTTTGTCATTGCTGTAATCAAAGATCATTTCGTGATTATCATTTCTCTCCTCATGTTCTTACTTTCATTGAGCAGGCCGTGAATGATGCTCTCGCTCGTCGTCAGTTCAATGGGAATCCAGATTAAACTTTGTATGTACATCTCTGAAGAATAGGAATATAATAGTTAAATGGACAACTCAAATAAGAAGTTGACGAATTCAGAGCTTAGGCAGATGGTCGATATCACTGGGCGTGATTACAACATCGTGGCCCAGAAGGATATTTTGAAAATGTGGCAAGGTAACATCGAATCGTTTCGTCCCAGTAATGATGCCGAGTTTGACATGCTTCGTATGGATGCACTCAAGGGATACAGAGATGCTATGAAGCTTCAGTTGAAGCTTGCCGAGGCATGTCGTCTCCGCCTCGAGAAGTAAAGGTTTAGGGGCGCTCGGTGTTCTTCCACCGACCTGAGGGTCGATGGTCGAGCAGCTTGCGGTTGTTTGACGACAGCGAAGATCTACGCGTCAACGTAGATTTAACCCCTGTTTTTGTTGCCGCGGCTGGCGGATCCAGTCTGAAGTTGTAGAGAAGTTGAGGTAACATGGCTAAGAACCAAAGGCCGTTTCGTGGTCAGAAGGAAGTGGAGTTGTCCAGTCAGCCGTTCAAGTCTGCTCTCAAGGGGATGAAGGCTGGTCCGTTGTGTTTGAAGTGCAATGACACGATGGATACTCGTGAGTCGTATTCGGTGTCAAACCCTCGTGGCAGCCGTAAGCTGCAGCGTCATGGCTTCCTGCATGAAGAGTGCATGGTCGAAGCCGAGAAGAAGTATCACGAGGAAGAGTGGAAACCCGGTGAGAAGCCCGGGACCTACCTGAAGTTCGTGAAGCGTTCCGTTGGCATGGAGCTTCCCGTGTTCACCGATGCTGAGATCACCACGCTGTTGAATGGAGAGGAATAATCATGAGCTACAATCCCCCGAAGAATATGTACAAGGACGAGTACGGTGTTGCTCGCTTTAACGATCCTGGCACTGCACCTGATGCTGGTCGAGGTAAGCGGTTGTTTCACGGTGTGATCACCCGCCGAACCGATGTGCTTCGCAATAAGCAGGAAGCAGATGTCTTCGCAACCGAGGATGAGGTCATCGGCGCGATCGTTCGTCAGTGCCCGAATCCTTGGGCTGGGCAGGACGTCGGCGAAGTCAAGACCAATATCTTCTTCACGAAGGTTAAGTAAGTTATGTCAAGATTCCTGGTGACGGCAGTGTCTAGCGATTGTGTGAGCAACACTGTGCATGAATGGGAAGTGAAAGCTGACCGTCACCAGGATGTTGTCATGTCTGATTACAAAAAAGTTCAGATGGCGAATTTCGTTATTGTCAGTAACATTCTCACGGGCGAGACTTGGTTAATCAAGAATCGCTTTGGCGCAACTGGTAAAGTTGTGGAGGATCGATGAAAGTTTACGCTCTCGAACTGCAAGAACCGTATGAAAATTCAGTGATCGAAGAAGTCTTCGAGACGTATGAAGATGCCGAAGCTGCACGTCTCAAGATGCGACCCAGGAAGAATTGGTATGTGCAGGAGTATGATGTCACACCTGCTTCCTCGGTCACCCAGGTCACACCAGGAAGTGACGAGGGTTAAAGGATGATAGAATATGTGTCTGATTTATCTCGTCACTTCTGAGGGTCACTGGCTGATGACAAAGATTTGGCGGAGTTCCAGATAATCTTCCGCATGTTTGGCCTGTGAAATAGTTCTGGTTCTATAGAAGTTAACCAGATGGTGGAGGCGGCAGTTGGAAAAGCAAAGAGGCTGGGAGGATTGGTTACCCTCCCAGCCTTTAGTTTTGTAAAAAGAGTGAAGAATTAAAACAGAGTCTTCTTGGCCTGCTTGGTCGCTGCTCATTTTCCTTGATGACGATGTATGGGTACATGATTTCCTTTAGAGACCGTACAGCGGGTGAGCAGGGAGAAAAAAATGAATTTGATTCCAACCAATGCACCTCGGCGAACTGAGACGTGAATAACTGAACTGGTAGTGACCACGAGCCAGCTTCTTGATCGACCCGTGTTTTAACTGAGCCTTGAGAGCCCGCCCAGCCTGCTGAGACACAGCGTCCTTCTGGTTTCTCCAGGCAGCTCCAGGAGAGATCGAAATCCAAGCGTTCATCCAATCCTTCCATTTGAACATGAGGTCACGAGACTTGGAGAGATCGCGAACGGTGATGTAAACCTCTTCGGCGACAAAAAGCTTCTTGGTCTTCAAATGTATTCTCCTGTCACAATCATGTTGTTGATCTCGATCTCCGTGTGAACAGCAATCCGGACAGCCTTTTGAATTGCTGCCTTGATGTCTTTATCTGACAACAATTGTCCAACGTAATCGCTACCGCCAATGAGAGTCGCTGCGATCTTTGCAATCTCCAAAGCCTTGTTTGAAACGCTCATGACTCCATGACCTCACTGATTGTTTTGTGGTGACACCAGATTCGCCAGCCGGACTCCAGTTGAGCTTCGGCTTTAAAGTAACATGCCTCCCAGGTCTCAGCTTCAACTTCAAAGAAGACGCACTGAATCTCTGTGGGCTTCTCAGGTTTCTGCTTGAAATTGCTGGCGTGAAAAGTCCATCTCATTGTCTGCCTCGTCAGCAAGAGGGGAACAAGTCCTCTTGGACTCCCGGTGTTCTGGGAGTTTCGGCTGTTCTACAATCTACTCGGAGGCCTGAGCCAAGGTCTTCGAAGAGACCGACATGCCCTTCTCCGCAGCCACCTTCTTGATGAGTTCCAAACGGTCAGCGATCGTCTGAGTCGTGGGAGCGGGAGCCTGAGGAGTACCCCAAGTCTTCTTCGCACCCTTCTCCTTCTTGGCCTTGGGAGCCTTCGGGGCCTTCTCGACCGCGGTGAGCTGCTTCATCGCCACCAGAACATTCCGGAAGGTGATGATCTGCTCGTCGGGAGTCCCTTCGAGGTTCATCATCTGGGTAACCTGACCAAACTTCCCGAGGCGGTGAGGAACGGCCAGAGAACCAGTCGCCTCCCAGCCAGACAGGTCAACCCGGCGGACGCTCTTGGTGGCCGCCACGTAGACCCGACGACCCTTGGCCGCTTCAACCTTGAGGAAGCCGGACTGCTCGGTGAAGGTGAGGTCCAGTTCCTTGATCACAGCCTCGTACTGATCACGGGTGGCGAACTTCGGGGCAACCTCAACGGCGGGGACAGTCTCGGTGTTGGTGGTCATTGTTTTGTTTCCTTTGTTTTCTACTACGTTCACTTTTTCCAACCAGCCTCATTGCCGATTGTGAGACCATTATACATCTTCTTCTATTCGAAGTACACCTCTATTTTAGATTATTTGTCTAAAAAGGAATCTTCGAATCTTCCTGAACGAGGTTGACCAAATGCTGCTCGATCTCGTAGAGCCTGTTGAAGTCGCAGAACTTTTCCGCGACATTTTTGGCTTCCTTCAGACCGAGACCCAGGCGAGCCCGAAGAACCCTGATCGCCTCGACCTTCTTTCCAGAAAGAGCCAGATCCATCCACTCGCCAGGCTCGCCACGACCCCATGCCGGGGAGCTGTTCGAAAGAGGAGCAGGTGCAGCAGGCACCGATTCAGGCTTGAACAGTCCCAGTCCGATCATCTCAGTAACAAGGTTTAACACATCGGCTTCGGTCAACTCCAAAGTGTTGCCGTTGAAGTTCTCGACAATGAATCGCTTGACAATGGTCATCTTGTATTTCTCCTTTACACCGGGTAAACAACCAAACATCTAAAACAAGAGGAGGAGAAGACTCGACTCTTCTCCGACCGGCCTGGTTACCGGTCTCCCCGAACTTCTTTACTCGTGGCCGAAATAGAGGTGATCATGAGGAAACTTGCTTTCTTTGTCCTGGTCACCCTCGAGGGGCGGAGAGAAGCTCATCATTTCTTGGTAGGAAAGGTCCAACTGCCTCTCTTCTTCATCGCCGAGAGCCTCGAGGTGACTCTGGTCAATGCTAGCACGGTTCTTCAACCAGAGATCGTGGTCCAGAGCTTCGGAGAACTGGCATTCGAAATTCTGGCAATGAACGTAGGCAGGACCGTTCTCGGGATCATTGCCGGGGTAAGACCTCTTCGTATCTTGAAGGCAGTAGAGGCAGAAAGTCTTGTTCATGAATCCTCCAGAATTGATTTGATGTCCTGGCTGCGGGTGAAGAGCTTGGTGTGCATTGCCTCATTGCCAAGCTCTGAGTATTCGAATCCCTTGTTCCACATGACGATCCCGATGTCTCGAGCAATCATCTGGAAAGCTTTTTGGACTTCTTCGGGGAAAGGAGCTCCGTCTTCGTCTTTTAAAAGAATCATGTTCTTAGTTTCTCCGGGAGATGAAATAGAAAACAACCTCGATGACAACCTGAAGAAGACCCCAGACTCCGACAGTGATACCCAACCCTGCGAAAGAAATGATCAAGAAGGTTTCCAAGTGAAGAAGTATTATACAACAAAGGGTGACGCGGTGGAAGGAGAAAGAAGAATTATTTGCTTTCAGGGAGACTCTTTTCGACCACAGAGGGGGCAGGAAGAACAAACCTGAATACCCTTAACTCGCTTATAGATAACCATTACTACGAAGAGGATAAGCGAGTAGCTGCACATAGGGTATACAAAGTCTCCTGAGCAAAGAGTGGAATTACTATATCAGGATCTCCCGCGCGAGTAAAGGAGAAGGGGCTTTCTAAGAATAGAAGAGTTGCCAGGCCCTCGTTCCTCTTTTCTAAGCTTAGACGTGCTCCCCTTTTGTTATTCGTTATAATGGCTTGCATCGTAAGAGCCGGTCTGGAGTCGAACCAGACATGTTCCGACGGCCCGTCTAAGCTTAGTCGACTGTTCTGGTTAGAAAGAAGCTTCGAACTGCCAGTTCTCCAGTTGCGGCAGAGAGGATCAACCCTGCGAAGTGGGCTGCCTGCTCGGTGGTAAGGTTAAGCTCGATCTCACCTCCCACGTTGATGATGATTCGGAGTTCGCCTGACTGTTCGTCGACCTCTTGCTTTACCAAACAGTGGGCTGGGACAGTCATTGTGATATCCATTACTTGCCCTTCCTGACCATCATGGCATTGCACTTGGGGCACCTCTTCGTGGTTGTTGGGGCGTAGGTGGTCGGTTCGACATTGCCGCAGTTGTGATTCACGCACTCGTAAGTCACGTTTGCCTCTTTTGCCAAAAGTGGGAAGTTTTATCCGGCGCCAGGGTAACTTGTGCTGCTCTTTGTTCAATCCTTTCGAGGGGTTGGAGAGAGTGTATCTGAGCTTTACATTTCACCTATTCCCAAGAGTCGCGGAACAGGATATTAAGGGGTTGCAGAGAACAGACCAGGTCAGTACGGATCTTTGATGAACAGGTAGATCCGAGAAGAGGAGGTGATCCGCTCGTAGACCATGGTGTAGTCCTCTCCTTCCAGACTGTCCATCGCCTCGGAGACCCGGTCAAAAGAGTACCGAGTCTGTCCGTCTGGCATGAAGTGCGGAGAGTTCGGCTTCATCGACCCGTAGCAGACGGTGCACTTAGAGGCGCCGTTCCTATCGCGGTAGGATTCCGCAATGATCGTCGCGGTGAGAGGAAGGTTAGAGACAGGGTAGACAGGAAGAGGCATCAGGCAGATCTCCAGCTTTGAGGGGAGTTACCGCGGAGGATGAATCAATGAGGCGGGGAGGAGTCGAACCTCCCGATGTTCCAGGCGCCTCTACCGACCTACTCTTCTTCACTCCTCAGAGGCGAGGACCTGAATCTGGTGCGCCTTCTCTGCGCTCTTCTTCGCCATCACAGAGAGGAGAGCGTCGGTGGCCTTCTCGACCTCGTTCTTCTTGGAGACCTTGGTGCCCTTGGAGGGAGTGGCCTTCGGGGCGGGGGTGGGGGTGGGCTTAGCTTCCTTCAGGACCGGCACCGCCTTGGGCTTGGGCTCGACCGGGGCCAGGGTCTTGAGGGTCCGGAGGATTTCCACGAAGCGGCTGCCGACTTCCTCCTCGGTCCCGGTCATGATCATCTGCTGCTTGACGGCCCCGAACACCCCGCAGTGGGGCTCCTGGGCGTGCGAGGAGTCGACCTCGAAGCCGGAGAGGTCGATGCGCCCGCACCGCTTGGTGGCCGCGATGTAGAGGCGCCGGCCCTTGACCGGCTCGACCTTGTGGAACCCGGACTGCGTGGTGTAGGTGAGGCCTTCGGCGTTCAGGATCGCGAGGAGAGAAGCGGTGTTCACGTAGGTGATGTCCTTCTTCATATTGTGTAACCCCTTGATTTTCCTTACTGCGTTTATAATCTCCGGAGCACCATTGCTCCCTCGATTATGAAACCATTATAATCGGAGTGAGAGTGAATGTACACTCGAGGGAAAAAATAAATTCATTAATGATATCAAGGAGTTAGGTGCTGCGGTGATTCCTATATGCACAGGAGCACCTGGTATACCTGGCACCGGGGTGCATATGGGTTCATAATAAAATCATGGACTTAGAGGCCCGCTTAGCTCTCACTCAAGATTCGAGGCTACTTTTCCCAATGAACTTCGTTTCATGCAACCCTATGATTTTCCTGGAGAACCTGGCCTCAAAAATTTCCGGAGAAAAATTATGTAATAGATTTCACATCTTGAAAATTCTGTGTTATAATGAAAGCATGACAAAATGTAAATTTAGAGCTGAGTGTGAACGTCTTATCTTGCGTGATGAATTTCTAGATCTGCATTGCAATCATCCCTGTGTGCTCACTGGATATCATCGTTACTGTAGATGTGCTAAGCATCAACGTGAAACTGAGAGAAAAAGAAATAAGCCAGTAAAGCCAGGCTGGAAACCCAAGAAGCAAAAGAGTTCAACGATTCTAAATCTTGAAGAAAAAAAGAAAGACTTAGAATCTAAACTTGACATCTTGAATAAGATCATCAAGGTTCAAACGTGGTTTGAAAAGTATTCAAAGAAAGGTTCGAAATGAAGAAGACAAAGAAGTGCCGGCATCATTGTTCAAGATTCTCTAGAAACAAATCTGGTAATATGATCTGGTGTGGCGAGCCATGCGTTCGAACTGAGTCAGAACATTTTCTTGACTGTCATGACGAGGGAGCCGAATTGTTCTGTCGTTGTGCTAAGCATGAAGCTGAGGTCCAGAAAAAGAGAGATAAGAGATTACTCGAGAAGAAGATCGGCAAGTTCATCTCTACGTCTCCATCTGGTTATCCTATGATTTGCTCCAGCTGTTCTGAGCTTCCCGCCTATTGCTATTGTCAAGCTGAGGTGCCCCTCGAGAGCCCACCGTCACCGCTAACCTTGCCTAACTTAGGAGATAAGTATGCAAAGTCAAATGTGTCTCCGAAGACCACGGAGGAGATGGACGAGGCCGTCGCTGATTTCTTTAATAACGCTGCTCTGAAGGAAGAATCTATTGATGAGGATGATGAGCGGTTTGATAATCAATATCTAAAAGAAGATAATGCTGTCGCTCGGGAGCCGCGAGGTGTTTCTCTCTGGAATCTAAGAGCTCCAGGAGCCATCGAAAAGAAACTTGAGGTGAACTTTAAAGTCCAGAAGAATCGAGCTCCTCTTGTCATGAGGCAATATACAGATTCTTTTGTTCTTCCAGTTGGAGAAACTATTAAGCGGACGGACTTTTATTTTGAAGATAGAGATCTCGGAATTGTCAAGATTGCAAGAGATCTTCAGATGGATGGTTCAAGAGTTCAACACTGGTCTCCGCAATGGAGAAGACCGATTGGAATGTTGACTGAAGAACAAGTTGAAGAATCTTTTGAAAAGGTAAAGGAAACTGATAAAATCGTTTCCGTTAAGCATTCATCTCCAGAAATTTCTTCAACTCAGAAGCTTGAAAGCTTTGAAATCATGAGCCATCGAATTGAACCCACTTGTGGTGAGTACATGGGACAAGCTGAAGAGATTTATATTATAACGATCATGTGCAAGAATAGAGTTCGAGACATTGAGGTTTCAAAAGAATCTTATAACAAGATTCGAGATGCAATTTCTGGACTTCCACTTTTTGATCGAAGAGATAAGAGAGTTTACATTGGCATGCACTTGGAGGTTAAATGATTGATTTTCTAACTCGCTTTCTAAAAATTCTGATTATTCCAATTTTCGGTCTTATATGTGGTCTTATCGGATTGATTCTTGTTTCGTTGGTCGAAATCTTGTCTAAGACTCAGGCTCCTGTTGAAGCATATGGATGGGTAACTGGTGCGATGACCATGGTTGGATTTTTGTTTTCGACAACTTTTATCTTAAATGAAGAAACTAATGGGAGGTGGTAATGTCATACGCAAGATTCTCAGAAGGAGATGTCTACGTATTTCGAGACGGACAGACGGCTCTTCTTACATGTATGCAATGCAGACTATCAGAAACAGATTCTCATCAAATGCGCAGAGATTTCTTTGCTGACTCAGAATATGATATGATGATGCATCTTAAAAGACATCGAGAAGTTGGTCACAATGTTCCTCAAGAAGCAATAGATCGTCTTAAGCGAGAAATGGTCGGGTGGTCTAATGACTAGTGAAGAAATCATGAAGTACGTCAAGGAAGAATTAAAGAGTGTCACTGGCAAGCCAGTCTTTGATCCAGAGACTGAAGAGGAAGCCATACAAAGAATTTCCCAGTGTCTTTATAACTTGAGCGTTACCCACGATACGAAAGTTGAGATCTCAGACGCTAAGATGAGTGGATCTCTCTTCACTGCAACTCTTCGTATAAAATACATTGGAGATGAGTGATGTGCTATGATCACAAGTTCGACTTGACGAATTGGTGTAGCAGAAGAAACTGTAATCATGTTTGTGTTCGATGTCAAGGTCATAAGTCTCATCACCGCTGTGAAACACACATGTGGGAAGATTACTTTAGAAAGAAGAAGAATGCAAAGAAAAGAAAACTTCGAGTTCAAACGAGAAAGATTGATCCATTTGATCTTCCAGAAATTTAACATCTTGCTTAATTTGTGATATAAGGATAATATGAATCAGTCCAATGATGTGATTGTGTATGTTGATGGAGTCGAGAACCGACCTGCCAACGTTAGAGTTAGACAGGGAGGTATCACGGAGATTCTTAAGACTCTCGCCAACCATGGCTTCTTTAGTGGTGGAAGTAGTCATGTCATTCGTATGGATGATCAATTGCTTGTTACATTGTGCTTCAATGTCGGTCCTCATGACGCTGTTAAGGCAATGGAATTTAGCATCGATCTTCCATTCACTGATTCAGAAAAGAAGTTAGCCCAGAAGGGATCACAAATTGAAGAAGACAATCCTGTTGTCGCTGCTGATGTTGTTTCAGAGTTGTAGCTGCAAACAGAATGAAGTCGTGCCGGTGGGTGACTGTGATACTCCATGTCACCCGGAGTACATGCTTTCTTTGAACAGAGGCATTTGTCATGACGGTATTCTTAAGTGTGATGAAGATGGTGGAAGAACGTGTGTTGGATTTGTCGGTCCAGAGAAAGAAACATGCGACGGACTAGACAATGACTGCGATGGAATGACAGATGAGAGTCTTGTTCAAGATTGCTCAAATTCCTGTGGTACAGGAAAACAAATTTGTCTTAATACAACTTGGGGCGGTTGCAGTGCTCCGACTCCAACTGCAGAAGTTTGTAATGGCGTGGACGATGATTGTGATGGTTTGATCGATGAAGCTGAAGATCTTCCCGTCCAATTTTGTTATACTGGCCCGATTGACACAGTTAGTAAGGGAATCTGCCACCCTGGAACAACTCGGTGTCTCGCCGGTCAGGAAGTTTGTTCGTATCAGCAAACACCACAACAAGAGACTTGTAATGGTGTAGACGATAACTGCAACGGTCAGATCGATGACGGAGTCCCTGAAAAGCCTCTCGATCTCGTTATGATAATCGACAATAGTTGTAGTATGCAGACTTCGATCTATTACGTCCAGATGGCTGTCAGAACATGGGTGATGAAGTATGCTGGAAACACGACAAGAAGATACGCTCTCGTCACAGCTCCAGATAATGATTGGCAGGCGTGGGGAAGTAATCCAAGATTGTATCAAGACTTTACGAATGCAACAACATTCTCAAATGCTGTTGGCGCTCAAAATGGAGCTTTGGGATCTGGAGCTGAACCTACTCTCGACGCCCTTGATGACCTGTTAATCGTGACAAATCCGCTCGGTCTTTCATGGAATACAAGCAGTCAAAGCAAAAGAGCCGTCATTGTATTCAGTGATGAGCAACCACAAAGTACGTGGACTCCAACAGTGACTGTCACACAAATCGTAAATGAATCATTCGGCAAGAGTACGCCAATCAGTATTTTTACAGATAGACAGTATATGGACGCTGGGGCGGAATGGGATATCATTGCCAACGCTTCAGGCGGAATTCCAGGACTTGAAATTCATGTAACACCAGCACAGATTGAGACTCAGCTCGATCTTATTATTCAGGCGGCGGCGTGCGGAAACTAATACTCACAGGTTTATTACTCACTAGCTGCGGGGTGGGTCAATTTGCAGTCGAGTGTGATCCAATTGGTACTGGAAAGTGGACGATAAGACAGAACGATGTTACATGTGAAAGAATTCAACAGGAAGTCAATATAGCTCTTGATATTCTTGAAGAGAGAGGGATAGCAAAAAGAACAGAGTTTGTTAACGCAGTGGTCGAAGTAAAACAAGTCACATGCCTAAGAATGGCAGTTAAGTCTAGTGATGAAAAAGAATTTGACTGTTTTGACGGAACAGAAGGATTCGGAATGATTGTTTTAGCTTGGGATAGAACTGCTCTTCTTCACGAACTTATTCATTATAAGCAAGCAGCAGATCTTGACATTTCAACATCTAATCATATCGGATGGAAAGAGAGAGGTTTTTACGAAGCAGATCATGAATATGAACACCAAATTTATCTCTTGTGGTATAATGAAGGTGTAAGCCCAGTCATGGAAGATGGAACAAGATACTACTACAATCCGGATGGCGGATCGTTAGGAATTCACTAAAATGAGATACACTATAATCATTGCTTTACTTTTAAGTTGTGGTCCTCAAAATAATCTCCAGACATGTGATCCGATTGGAATGTCAACTTGGACAATCGGTCAAAATGATCTTACATGTGAAAGAGTTCAATTTGAGGTGAATCTTGCTCTGGACATTCTTGAAAGAAGAAAGTTGGCAACAAAAACAGAGTTTGTAAACGCCACTGTTGACACTCACAGAATAAATTGTTTGAGATTGCATGATGAAGATACAGAAGGCTATTGTTACCTTGGAACGGAAGGTGGAAGACACATCAGGCTGAACTGGATGAGATCTGCTCTTCTTCATGAAATGCTTCATTATAAGCAAGAGATTAATTTCACAACTCCATCAGAGATGCACGCTGGTTGGGATTCGAATGGTTACAATGAAGCAGATAGAGAATATTATCTTTCATTGTTCCAAACCTGGTACGACGAGGGACAAAGTCCTATCATGGAAGATGGAAAGAGATTATATTATGAAGCAGATGGTGGATATATCGGAACTCACTAAGGAGAAACAAAATGGCTAAGAAAAAGAAGGTTGTTAAGAAGGCTAAGAAGGTTCAGGAAGAAATGATGTTGCAGCTCGATGGTAAGGTGTACTTTATCGTCTACAAGAATGGCAAGGTTTCAGAACAGACGGAGATTGATGGAAAGATTGTTCTTCAGCTTCTTCTTAAGGCAATCGAAGAAGGAATTGATCTACTCGTCAACAAGCATGAGCTTGGAAAGCAGCTTGAACTTCCTTTGGATGAGGAAGAAGAGTAAATGGTTATGCCTTTCAATGCCGAAGAGCTTAAGGCTAAGTTGATTGAAGAAGCTCTTCAGTTATGCAAAGAATTCATGGAGATTCATCCATACGAATGTTTTTGCGGAACTGGCATTACAACTCCTACAAATTGCACCTGGCATCTTGCATTCGGTAAAGCAGAAGATGCCTTGAGAAAGCTTGGGTACACTTTTAAATGGGACAAGAAATGACTTTGGATGAATATCAAGAAGCAGCTCTGCGCACGTCTCCGAGAGATCAGAGAGCATATAAGATTCCAGAAACTATCTCGGATGCTCTTCATGATTTTGTTGGTGACGGAGATGGAGCCGATAAGAAAGTTCTAGAGCCACTACTTGATGTGTATGATCAAATGGTTTGGTCTTTAGGGCTTTCCGGCGAAGCTGGTGAATTTGCAGATCTAATGAAGAAGGCTCATGGTCATGGGCATGAGTTGGATAAGAATAAGGCGGCTAAAGAACTCGGCGATGTATTGTGGTATGTTTCAGTGCTAGCCAAGTCTTTGGGGTTTACTCTCTCAGAAATTGCAACAATGAATGTAGTAAAGCTCATGAATAGATATCCGAACGGTTTTACCGTTGAAGACTCTAAGAGGCATGTATGACTACAGAATTGAAGACAATGAAGGGAGATAAGGACAGCCGCTTGAATCTCCTCGAAGGTCTCAGCAGGGATCAATTGGTTGACTTGGTATTGGCTCATGGCCTTTGTTATGAACACCTCGAGACAAAGGTATTGGGGATGGGATATTATGCAAATTGTCTTCACTGTGCATGTGTAGAACATGACCATGCTTTATCGGAGATAGATCTTCTAATTCTAAATCCAGAACCAGACGAGTATGGTAACACTGCTTCTATTTATGATTGTGATTACTATCCAGAAGGCGTCGTTAAGAGAGTTGAGACATTTGTCAAAGATTCACGTCTCATGTTTGAATCATTTAGAGATAGCCTGAAGGACCAGAAAGACATGTAAAATGATGACATCTGAAAGAAGACTTCTGTCTAAAGAACGTCTTCTGGAAGATGTCATCTAATTCATCGATAATACTTCAGAGTACTACTTACAAAAGAGAGACTATGAGCGAAGACAAGGAAAAGAAGGGGTTGCCTCCAATCTTTAAGAAGAGAGTAGAAAAGCCTAAAGAAGAAGAGCCTAAGACCGATTGGGAAAATGACGAACAATACTTATTCGATTTCGATAACACAATTTATGACGATCCACACACAGATTAAACAAAGTGTTTCAATCTAGTGATTTTTGTGTTATAATAGGAGTACCATGAACTTGTCAACTACTAAATTGAGTGGATCCGCTTCAGATGATAATCTCGCAGTGGCAGTTGAGGACGGGAATGATATTCTAAGAGAATGTGCTGGAGGTTGTGGTAAGAAGATTCTCTTCTTCGGTTTTCCAGATGAAAATGACTGGGGTGAAAATTTGGATGGCGCCCTTTGTTTGGAGTGTAAGTCAAATCCATTGAAGCATACACCATATCAAGATTAGTGAGGATAATGTGAGTCAAGAAGAAAAGATGGAACCTGTCAAGAAGGAATTTAAGATTGACATGGTCGTTAATACAGTTTTTACACTTATTTTTATCGCAGGTCTTGTTTTGTCATTGACATTGCTTAATAGCCTGTTCGGTGTTCTTCTTTGCTCATTTGGCATTGGATCTATGATCAGAGCCATCATTGATCGAATCGAACTTAACAAGTGGATTGAATTGGCCAATTACCAGAACGATATTCTCGTTTCCATGGTTAATGTAGCAAACTCAGAGATTACGAAGTCTCTCGCAGCCCAGGGTCAAACTGAAAGGACACCGAACGATTATGTCTGATGAATATGATGAAAGTGATGCGAACACTGCATTGGCATATATGAAGGCCCAATGTCAGGTTAATGGAGTTTCAGCTATCAAGGTCGAAGACGGTGAGATGTTCATGTTCTCTCGACAGCTTGTGGATCAGCTTATTGAAAAGTTAGATTCTACAGGTCAGGAAAACATCATTGTCTTTGTGAAGAGTGGTGGACAGCTTCAGAAAGTCTAATATGTCCCGACTAAAGATTATCGACGTTACTGGATCTGTTGATAGTAAGCCTGCATCTCAAGAAAAGCTTCCTGAAGAGTTCGGCAAGAATCTCGGTACTATTGCTCGAGCTCGTCAGTGGCTTACAAGTCCTCACAACTGGTTTGAGGGTCAGGTATACATTGTCAAGTGGAATGGTCTTATCCCGACTGTCTGTTCTGCGCACGGTAGAAGACTGCTTGAAGAACCGTGGGATAATGATTTGCCCGGCGTTGTTGTAAGAGAACAGAATAGACTCAAGGCAGGCGGAAAGCAAGATAAGTTTGAAGATCTGGTGGAACGTGATTAAGAAAATCTTTAACATGTTCCACAAGGAAAAAGTCGAGCAAGATCCATTTGAGATAGAATCTATCATTGCTGAACGGGATTCGTTAAGAATTGAGTTGGAGAATTTGCTACAGGTGCATGAAGATCTTAGACTTGCCTCAATTAAACTTATAGCAACTCAGAGAGATCTCATAGCATTCGTGGAAACATTGAAGGAAGAGAATGAGATTCTCAAAGTTGCCACTATGACACAGTCACTAGGAAAGGGCATACAGTGAGTGCAGATGTGTGGCTTAAGGATTTTAGTGAGTTCGTAAACAACAAATCAAAGAAGTTAGCCCAGAGTGAACTTGAGAAAGGCGAGATGGAAGCTGCCATCATGCTTATTGGATCCAAGATTCTTACTCTCTTCCCAGATGATGTAAGAGACAACGATCAGGTTCCAGATGTCGTAATTAGACTATTGGAAGAACTAGCTAGTCTTAGAATGATTGTGAAGGAACAAAATAATGAGCAATTGCCTAAGTTGTGATAGTAGTCTTAATTCAAGCTTTGAAGAGAGAAATAACTACTGCGTTCTCTGTATTGAGGGAAAGCTAAAACTTTTAGAGTCTCACGTTCAAGAGATTCAATTTCTAGTTAATGAAAATAAGAAGATAAAAGAAGACTCAAAGCTGAAAGACGAAAAGGTCACCGAGATCACAAGATTGCTTCAGGCTGAGACTCAAGGCATTGAATCTGCTCGTGTTGGTCTTTCCGATGAACATAATCCTTTTACTCCTGGAAACCAGGATCATGTTATGTGGTTGAGTGGCTGGCAATCTGTCGATACTCGTAGAAGGACTGAGCAGTCTATCGCTGTTCTTAGATGGTCAACTCAGATGCTAGATAGCGTCAGGGAATTGGCTCTAGGCTATGATAAGACAGAAATTGCGGACAAGGTTCAAACAGTTCTTGAAAAGTTGAGAAACTTCCTGGATAAGAAATGAAAATTTTAAAGTATCCAAATAGGAGTCTTACAACACCGACCATTGAGATTGACTTTAATGATCTTGGAGATAGTGATGTTCCTTCATTGGTAGAAACAATGAAACTCATGCTTGCCGAACAGCATAACGGTTTAGCATTGGCAGCTAATCAGGTTGGTTTGCCGTGGAAGCTTTTTGTGGTCAGAAGTGATTTTGCCGCAGCTAATAATATAGCTAATGTGATCGTCAATCCGAAGTATGTCGGGATCGAAGATGAAGTTGCAGATAGAGAAGGATGCTTATCATTTCCAGGAGTAAACCTCCTAATTTCAAGATATGCAGCTATAGCCTGTTCATATTTTAATATGCAAGGAGAACAGTTCTCTTGCCAGTTGAATGGTCTTGTTGCAAGAATGTTCCAACACGAATGTGAACATTTAGAAGGTAAGCTTTTCACAGATAACGTAGATCGAATAACTCGTTACCAGGTATATGGTGTTATGAGGAAAAGATAATATGGAATGGAAAAAGATCATAACAAACAAGGGTTGGAGAGTATATCCACTTATCATAGAAAAGCAATATCTAAAAAAGATATCAAGTGGAAGAACTGTTCCGGAATCTGCTCACAAGGTAGTTGTGGATTTCGCTGGTATGGTAATGGCAGACAGAACATATCAGACTCTAAATCTATGCGAATTGAGTATTAGGATACCGTCACAAGATTTTGAAGAAATGTATCTACAACTCAAAAACTGCAAGCCAGAAATTTTGACAGATGATGTTGAAGTCTTTAAGATTAGGGGATGGCTGGCTGGAGTTGTCATGACAAGAGATATGAGGGTTGTCATGATGAGAACGATGGAAGAAGTGATGCCGAGTATTAAGAAGATTGCACAAAATGAAAATGATGAATTTGTTCGAAGGATGAATCAGATTTCTAAGAATTCTGGCAATACTGTTGTCTCTAGACGTGCCAAGGAACTTGAGAAGAACAGTGGTGATAAGGTGAAGCCTAACTAAGGTTCTATTATATATCATGATCTCCTCGGTGACCTCTACTCACACTCAAATATAAAAGATGGCATAATCCACCACCATTATAATAAACACCTCTGAGTTGTTCGAGTGAAGGGTAAAATCTTGGATATCCTATACATACTAAAAGGATGTCAAAGTCTAAGAAGAAAGGTTCAGAAAAGAGTTTCTCTGTAAGTCTAAGCCAGAAAGAAATGGTTAGAATTTACGGAAAGATTCATTCTCTTCTAGCGAAGAGGCTTCGTGATGCTAAGAAGCAAAATGACATCTTTAAAGGAAGAGATAAAAAGCTGAAGAGAAAGTATGCTGATTCCGCAAAGGAACTTTATGCTTATGTTAGGCTCATGGAACTCTGCCAGAACTTGTCTAAGGATTCTAGTGAAATGAGAGATATTTTAGAGACTCTAAGCAAGAATACACTTCTGTATGCCACACATGAAGGTGAGCATGTGGGAAAGCCTAATTAGGGTTATGAAACCACAACTAAGAGTAGGTATAGTCGGTAGTAGACGTAGGTGCAGTTTAACCGACAGAAAGATTGTATTTAATCTTGTAGAAAAGATCGTAGTTAACAATCCTCATAGAGATGTTGTCATTGTATCTGGAGCCTGTAGATTAGGAGCAGATAATTTTGCAGCAGAGGCTTCTAGGATCTATAAGTTGAAGCTTGTAGAGTATCCTGTTGTTCCTGGGACATATGGAGAAAGATGGGAATTCGCTAAAGCTGCTTTCGCTAGAAATAAGAGTATAGCTGAGAATTCTGATGTTGGATTTGCTCTCGTGCATCAAGATAGAAAAGGTGGTACTGAAAATACCATACATCATTACCACGATCTAAAAAAGAAAATTTATCTTGTCGATGAATCCGGAAGAACATACTTATCCTCAATAGAGGAGAAGAACTTTTCAGATGTCACGCAAGACCCCGACAAGGATAGAAATTCATCGACTTAAACGGCACCTAAATGGCCCTAAGTCTGAGCTTATCCCTTTTCATGATTTAGATGATAAAGAAAGAGTTATAGTCTCTGAATCTATTTTTAGTAAAATTTATACCTCTAAAAAAGATCCATATGAAGCATATGCTGAAGTATTAGATGATTGGGGAATTATCTGCCCACATCCGCAGCATATGAAATTATACTCAGGTACAGTAGCTTCTTTATTTCCTCTATTCCCACATAAGTGGTATAAATGCCAAGTTTGTGACTGTCTATGCATCAATGAAGATTTTCACGAAGAATCTGTCAAGATGGCAAAATAATCACAAAAGTGTGTACCTCTGAAAAATCTTGTGATATTATTTAGTCATAATCGAAAGTTAGAACATATATAACTTTTAGGAGAATGGTTGTGCTAAATCAACGCGCCCAAAAATTTGAAGCGTATAACTGCGTGGCAGAACAGGATAGTATTGCATCCTTGTCAACACGCGGTAATAAGCTTCCAGGACGCCATATAGGATTTACCAGCACTTCCTATCTCTGGTAAATCCCAAAACATAAAGATAGGAACGAAGAGAATATTGGGGAATCGTCCAATGGTAGGACGACGGTCTTTGACACCGTCTATGTAGGTTCGAATCCTACTTTCCCATTGAAGTAAAATGCAGTTGAAAGGAAAATAAAATGTTGCTGGATAAGAGCTGGAAGACGATCAACGGTAAGCCAATGCCAAATATCCTTGAAGATATCAAGGCTCTATTGGTAGAGGATGATACGGAGATCCACGTGGGTACAGACTCTCAGCAAGCTGGTAAGCATACGGAGTTTGTATCCGTAATTGTAGTGTTGAAGAAGGGTAAGGGTGGTAGGGCATTTTACGCTAGAGAGAGAACGGCAAGGGTTAAGTCACTTCGAGAAAGGCTTTTGAAGGAGGTGTGGATGAGCGTGAATACGGGATTGGAGTTGAACTCACACATTCCAGAAACTTCTGGTTTGACTGTTCATATCGATGCCAATCCTAATCTGAAGTTTAGATCTTCAGATCACGTTAAGGAACTTACGGCAATGGTTGTAAGCCAAGGTTTCAAGACCCTCCTCAAGCCTGACTCTTGGTGTGCAAGTCATACCGCAGACCACGTTGTAAAGAAGACTGTGTTGAAAGCATCATAGTTGAAAGCCTCTGCAGTAGAAATATTGCAGAGGTTATTTAAATAGAATATGGAGTGTACGCTTGCAACGGCAACGCAAGGTCGGTCTTGAAAACCGATAGTTCTGAATAAGGGCCGGGTTCGACTCCCCGTCACTCCGCAGGAAAGCTATATAGGGATAGCAAACAGGGGATCTGTTCGGCGGTTCAGGAACCCCAACATTTTGAATAAATGGGCTGCTAGTGATAATGGTAGCACGTCGCCTTTGCACGGCGAATGTAAGGGTTCGATTCCCTTGCGGTCCACAGTAGATCTTTTATAAGTGAATAGTTGACGGGGAAGCACCAACTTCCCCTGTAGTATGGTGGTCATGGTGTAATGGTAGCACGGGACACTGTGAATGTTCGAGCGACGGATCGATACCGTCTGACCACCCAAGCCGGTAATGTTAGCTCGCGCCTAACTCTCACCACCATTAATTTTATGGTGAGGTCGTCTAAAGCAGGACACCGGCACCAGATGGAGAAAGACATAGGTTCGATTCCTATAATGATACGTGCTAGCCGAGATTCAGGTCGCACCTGATATGTTAGTGCCGCGACTCATTTAGTTTAATGGTAGAACATTCTCGTTTATTTTATGATATAATGGTTTCACAGTATGGGGGTGCAGCTCATGTTGCGTCGGAGCAACCGCCTTTTAAGCGGAAGGTCGTGGGTTCGATTCCCTCCGCCCCCACATTCTAGATGCGAGTCTTACCGTAAGGCACTCGAGTTGATTCAGATTTGAATTTTGATTGTCTGACATCTAGGAATCTTTTCATCGTGCGTAACGCTACTGGAGTGGCGATCTCCCTGTCACGGAGACGAGATGGGTTCGATTCCCATACGCATGAAGTTTGGGTTGTGTTGATGGAACTAGTTCTGGGTTCGAGTCCCAGTGTCTCCACTAATATGGGGATAGGAATTGGTCCCTGCCGCGGCAGTGTAACGGGTTCGACTCCCGTACAATCCATAGATTTTGGATCCTTGGCATGTCTGGTTGATTGCGGTAAGCTGTTAACTTACTCTAGCTCGGTTCGATTCCGAGAGGGTCCTCTTTAAAAATTTGGGTCATTTGAATCAATGGAGATTCAGTGCGCTGTAAACGCACCCTGCCTGGAGCATACCGAGAGGTTCGATCCCTCTATGACCCACATCGACGAGTGATGTAATGGTAGCCATAGTTGACTTAAAATCAACTGACTTAATTGTCGTGAGGGTTCGAGTCCCTCCTTGTCGACTGTTCCGGTGGTGAACCGGAAGCCTGAGACGTCGGGTAGTGACACATACTTCAAGTTGTGTGACAGCGAGGAGAGACTGCACCATACCTCTATGGTGGAATTGGTAGACACAGCATCCTCAAAAGGTGCCGG